CTTCCTGTTCGAGGAGATGATGACCTGACCAGCTTTGCCGGCCTGCTCGATGTGGGAGTCGATCAGGGCGTTGGCGTCCTGGATCGCCATCCAGAGCTTGGCGTTGTTGACGTTGATCGCCGCGCCGTCGTCGATGTTCGTGAGTTGGATGGCCTCCTTCAGGCCATAGGCCATGATGAAGTCGTCCGGTGTCGCATTCCGAGGATCAGGGTTGCGATTCTGGTACGGGAAGCCGTAGCCACCGATTGTGTGGCCGAGGTTCGACTGCTGGACCCAGCCGTTAGCGTTCTCGTCGTACGCCACCTTGTTGGTGGCGGGCACACGATGAAAGGCGCGTACGGCCGCCCGTTTGAGGGTGGTCGCAGTCGCGCCAGCGGGCGTCGGCCCTCTCAGGCAGACATTCAGGTTGGTAGGAGGCTCATAGCTGACGAACACCTCATCGAGCTGGCTCAGGTTCTCAGCCAGTCCCAGAGCGACTACCGTGTCGCTCGAATAGAGCATCGTCGAGATGACGACTTGGCCGTAGTTCACGGTCCACGCCGTGATAGGCACTACGACATTGGTGTCGAGAGGCTCGGTGAAATAGATGAGCAGAGTTCGTTGGTTCGTGACCTCGATCTGACTGACTTGTGGAGTGAGCACGGACACACTTCTTCTGTGAGTGTGTTTTACCCCTCTCCGGGGACCCACTGTGGGGTCTTGACCAGGTACGGATCGTAGTGTCCACCGAGAGGGAGGAACCGCTCAGACTGCCAGAATGCGATCGGATCTTTCACCACACGGAAGACGATCCCACGCCCGGGCCGATACAGGCAGTTGGTGAGGTAGTTGAGACCGAGGCGGATCGGCCAGTCGTCCCTCCAGTTATAGTTCTGCCATGCCACGATGGTGATGAGCTTGTCCTGAACCTCATACTCGATCGAGGCCACCTCGTTGTTGAACAGCTCGTGCTTGTTGCCCGGTGGCTCGTCGAAGAGCTTGATCTTGAGAGAACGGAACTGAGTGGGCACGGCCGTGTCAGCGGGCTTGCTGTAGTAGCCGGCGAGGATCCCCTCGGTGACGAGAGGGAAGTCCTCCACGTAGGTGTAGGCCGGGTAGTACTCGTCAGGGTCGTACACGGCGAAGCCCGTGGCGAACTCTGTCACCTCGTACTCGAGGACGTCCTCGTAGTACCACTGCTGAGTGTAGCGGCTGGGCTTGCGAATGGCCATAGTTAGGTCGTAGCGTGAGTATCGTCGTGCACCGTGTATTCGGCGTCTCCATCGGAGTCCGGATCCTGGGAGTCGTGAATGTGAAGGCGATCCATGAGGTTCACCCACTTGTAGCCGCCAGATCTCTTCAAGCAGACCGTACACCAGTCCATCCCATCGAAACCATTCAGCTCCACAATGGCAAGACCAGCGTTCTCCTCGTTGCACGGCGGCATCTCACCGCTGCCGTAGCATGGGAGACGCACCATGGTTCCGGTGTTTGGCTGCTTGGTCTTCTCGGTGAGTACGCCCTCGTCCCAGAGGACGTCGTCGAGGACCGCGTACTGATACTGGCCGTCAGTGGCGTTGATGTTCACGCGCAGCCCTATCAGACGCTTCGGCTGCTTGCCCTTGAAAGCTGGCTTGCAGTCGACCCAGTGGCTGATGGTCTGCTTCCCCTCACGTTTCCCGTAGGAGTTGGAACCCTCGATCTGGGGCTTCTTCGGGTTCATGTCGTCGAACACGACCTTGACCCGACCGCGCTCCTCAGGGTCGTCCACATCGACGATTGTGCCGCGAATGGTTCCTTTTGGGCCTGCGGCTGTGCTGTTGATTGCGTCCTGGTTTGCGTGGTAGCTAGCCAGGGCCTGAACCAGGGGGTTCGTCTCGAGTTTCGGCCTAGACGCATTGCCTGAGAACATAATCAGCCTCGACGATCGGATCCACGGCGGCCTCGTGCGACACGAGCCACCTTATGCTGGGGTTTGGGAGCAGCCGCGGTGTGGACGGTTGGAGGAATGTAGCCCGTCTCCTTAGCAGGGTGGCGAACCTCCTGCTTGTAGAAGCCCGGGTCGAAGAAGTCCGCGACACCCTTCTCTTCCTCAGCCTTCTGCAAAGCCTCAAATGTGTCAGCAGCAGCCATGGCCAGGAAGACCTCGATGGCTTTCTCCTCCTCTTCAGGAGTCTCCTCAGCTTGGACCTCAGCCTCGCGTTCGGCTGCCACTTCGAGCATCTCCTCGTGGGTTGGCTCGGGGTTGGATTGGGTTGTCGATGGGCGACGGCGACGTGTAGCCATGTCAGTTCAGTACGTATAGTGTTTGGTTCTCGACCAGTGGTTCGCGCCAGGCGACGTCCTGGCTCTGGTCGAAGAAACCGTCCTCGGCGGCGGCGAGGTCGGCGGCGAAATAGGCGTAGCCCACTTTGCAGTTGTTGGGGTTTTCATCGTAGCTCACATCGCTCTCGGGACAGAGAGGAGGGAACTTGTAGATGCTGGCGTCCCACACCGGAGCAGCGACCGGTATGACAGATTTTATCCTAAGATCGCGCTCGAGGAAGCCGGAAAGATACCCAGTGCCTGTAGGTTCAACGTAGACGCCTCTCCAGTCTCCAGAAGGAAACACCTGTCGGTAATGTAGTGGCTCGTACTCGGCTATGTCGGCTTGGGCCCACTGGTCTCCCTGGATCTGAGGAGTATAGTCGAAATCAGCGTCTGAGTATTCCCCGACATTTGGCGTTGCTGAGAAGAAGTTGGAGAGGACAGAGATTCCCTCCACATCTGAGTAGATGAAAGGTTCGCTGTAGAGCACTGTTCCAACCGATGGGTCTTGCCGTTTGAAGATGACTTCTTCAAAGATCTGCGGAGTCTGTAGATTTGATGGGCATTCCATCTCTTTGAGGGCTCCAGACGTCCCGGCATAGGTGAAGTCCTGGACTGAGGCCTGGGACTGCGACCACTTGACCCCGTCTCTCCCGTACTCCGAGGGAAGTCGGATGAAAGATCTGGTCCAGTCCTCGTCACCAGGGCCATTATTGGAGTCGGCTCTGAGAGGATTGGCGTAGGCTTTTGTCGCTATGGTTTTCTCATCGCAAACCTCGAGAGACTCAGTGCGCCAAGGCCTCAGCACGCTCCCCGCATTTTGCACTGCGGGAGCAATGAAGAACCTCGTATTAGAGAACACCCTGTCGGTGATGGACACTGGAGGGTAAACAATCGCACTTGGGCCTACCCAGAGGGATGGCTGACTCTGGACCCCAGCTGGAGATAGAGCCTCGTAGTGGAAGATGTACGCGCATTCGAAGACGTCGATCTCGTACCAGATTGTGTAGTCTTCCGTTGAGTAGTGGACACTGGGCTCAAGTGCCACAAACTCGTCCGTGACATAGACGGTGAGCACTGTGAAGTCGGGTATTGGATTGGGATACTCTGAGAACGGCCACCCGGTGTCGTACACAAGCGAAGAGTCCCAGTTGACCTCCACCCACGCCGGGTTGAAAGTGAGACCTTCATAGTACATCGCTATGCCCGGGGTTACCGGATCTTGCCACAGATCACCATTGTCTAGATTACACGAACCAGTGGTTAGGACGGGCTTGAGGGGGAAATAGTCGCAGTCCGGAGTCCCTAGCTGACAGGGAGAGATCGGAGCATCGATCTCGATCCACACTTTGTTGCGGTCACCGTCGAGGTAGAGCACTGAGAGCGCACCGACTTCGTTGTTCCAATAATAGTCCCCGACCTTTGCCAATGCAGGCGGTGAGTCACCAACGTAGATCTGCTTACCAGTCACCTGGTGGAGCATCCAATCGAAGTTGATTGGCTCTCTTACCGGCTCAAGGAACAGTGCCTCCTGCTCGTTGAAACCGTGGATGTCCAACGAGTCAAAGCACAGGTCCAGGGGTCTTGCTCCGCCCTTCGCCCCCCATGCTCCCCTGAAGTTGTTGAGGACTCCGAGCTCGTCGTAGGGGATTGATGTGACCTCCTCAGGGCGAGCCTTGAAGTCGTTACTGATGTCTATGGTGCTCTGAGTCGTGCCATTCACCGACAGGACCGTGATCCTGGGCACGAAATACTCACCCTCATCCGTGAGCGCCGTGTAAGTGACGTACAGATACCCGCCATCCACACTCCAGTTGATTGCGTAGCTCGGGGTTTGGTAGACTTGCGGGATGACTCGGCCGTCAACCAGAACCTCAAGGTTGGAGTTGTATGCTGGTGTGAAGATGGACTGGAAGAGAGACTGGTTGAAGAACTCGACCTCGTACCATTCCGGGTCGGTGACAAACGGGTCATTGTAGTAGAACCCATCGTCTTCTAGCGTGCCGTTGTAGATCCAGAACCCGTCTTCGAGGTAGCTCGGGTAGTGGATGTGGAAGTTGTCTGGGTCGAACAGGTACAGACCTTGAACGTTCTGGGACGAGGGGTCAATGTAGAAGAACCCATCGATGATCCCGTTCGGGAAGAAGTAGTAAAAGTCTTGGAGACGGTAGCCTGCGTCCCAGACGTACGTGCGTCCAGTGGGGTCCTGCCAGATGTTTCCTGGGGTGTAGTCGTAAACAACAGGAGGCGGAGCCGCGCTCCCTTTGAGTGCGATGGCAGTTCCTGCGGTGCCAACACTGACCCACTGGCCGCCGTTTAAGGCGTAGACGGTCTGAGAACCAGCGTCGAACCAAAGCGGGTTGTCTCCTAGTGGGGTGTTGTCGCCCACATGGAGGCGTGTGCCCAAGGAGTAGTTGAGACCTGCGGTGTCATAAGATTTGCTGATCTTGTAGACGTCTAGGATTGGGTTGAAGCCCTGCCCAGCCTGACCCCAGTCTGAGGGGTCTGTCCACTGAATAACCTGAATCTCCGCAGTCGCAATCGACTTCTTGGACTGTGACGCGTAGGCCCAGACGAGAAACAGACTGTTTCCAATCGCTTCAGGTGGAACATACAGCTGCCACAGTCCCTTCGATTCGATCCACTCACACTCGACCCACGGTACGAACGAGACATTGTCAATCGAAAGGTAAACCGCACGGTCGAAGTAGTAGTAGGAACCGCCGTAGAACTGGAGGTTCTTGTACGGGACCAGAATGTTGTTCTGCGAGAATGGCGACAGAACCAGGTCGTAGTAGTCGTAGAACTGGGTGGTTCGAGTCAGGTTGCCAGTCGAGCACCGGAAGTCGGCGTCACCACTAGCGTAGGCCTCAGCGCGGTAGAAGGGGAATGGCCTATTCTGTGGGCAGTCCACCTTGACGGCCGCGCCTCCCTCGAGGAGGGAGAGAATCTCCGCGCTGAGGGTTCCGACGTTGACTGCGAGGCGTGTGCCGTCTGCTTCCTCAGTGACTTCATAGATGTAGGCTTGACGGTCGCCGATGATGACTCGCTGCCCCACCTCGATGTTCGGCTTGAACTCGGTGACGAGAACATTCTCCCAGCTGCGAATCTCAAGCAGCCTGAGGAGCGTGTAGCCGTTGTAGACGCCGAAGGTCCCACCGAGGATGGCTCGCTTCTGGTGGACAGTCTGTGGGAGGTTCGTCCAGTAGTTCTGCCCAGACCAGCCCAGAGCTTGGGCGACCCAGTCCAACTGCTGGTTGACGCGATCGGTCGCCTGGACGATGGCAGTCTGCTGCTCGTCAGAGACGAAAGTCGGAAGCTCATCCCGGAGCTCGAACTGTTCTGGGCTGAAAACTGGCTTTGCCATCAGGGGTTGGGTGCGTTATAGGTGAACGGAAGCTCTTTGTAGATTTGCAGCTGGGCGTCAGCAGGGAAGCCGAACTGGGCTTCAGGAGAGAGATTACCGGTCGGGCTGGCCACGCCTGGGAACTGCCAGGGCACGACACCGTCGGCAAAGACGTTGTTGCCGAAGACCCACAGTTGGACTTTACCTCTCCAGCGTGGGTAGAGGTCAATCCAACCCCCGCAGGTGTCCCAACCTGTTTGTGTGCCTGCAGAGATGACATTGTTTAGGATGGAGACCTCGGGGAACGGGTACGGAGGGAAGTCGGGAGTCTTGGTCTGAGTCAGAGGGATGCCAAACTGACTGAAGGAGTAGTAGAAGGGAGGCTCCCAAACGAAAGGAATGCCCTGAGCCTCCTGGTCTGGCTTCCAGGTGAAGTTGAGCCACATATAGAAGTTGCCACCGGACCACATGTCGTCGGGGATAGCCATGCTGTTGAGCCAAGGCCCGATGTTCAGTCCAATCTGAGGGGCCACGTTGTCTGGGCAGATGGCTGACTGCGGAATGACACCTTGCGACCAGCCGTTGACACGAAGTGTGGGCGTATTGCCGAAGTAGGGGAGCAGGGTGGCGTTGTAGATGTCGAAGTCTTCGCCGATCTTGAGGTCCACCTCATTGCCGAAGATGTCTTGAATGTTGCCGATCTTTGCGTAGACTCCCAGAGCCCCGTCAGCAAAGGGACTGACTTGGACCGTGTAGCTCAGCTGGTCAGGCACGTACTGGATTGGAGCCACAGCCATCTGGCCGAAGATCTCATTCGGGCGAGTCGGGCTCTTGCCGTAGAAGACCAGTTTGAAGTCCTCGGTCACGACGACGGGGTGATCAAACTGCTGCACGATCGTCATGACCTGTGGCCACGACCCGACCTGTGCTTCAGTTACGGTGGTTGAGAGAAGGGTGGCCATTAGGGAACAGGTGCGGCGGACGTATAGAGGTAGTTGAGTTGGTAATAGACTTGGATGAGCATTGGAACAGGGTCAGTGGGTTTTGCCAACCGCCACGGAGCCAAGCAATTATTGTTCACAGAGGAAGCCACTTGGTTGGTCCAGGTTGCGGGCATGTCTTTTAGGGGGTCACCGTTGTAAGGGTTCGCCATAATCCAGCTCTCAAAGCGACCGATGGCTGAGTTCCTGCCTGAACCCTGGGTCGAGGAGCCGGTCCCGTAGTAAGGGCATGGCCAATAACCATGGTCGAGATTAGCATTCCCACCTCGAGTGTTGGAGGCCAGTTTGCTCCCGTAGCTGTTTGTTATTGTAGTGTAGTTAAACTCAGCTGTATAGGCAGGGAGCTGAGTAGAAGTAACGTCCTGTCCACCAAGGCCACAGAAAGTGTATCCGGGTGGTCCGGAGCAGGTTCGAGTGTCGTTCGTACTGTAATAGGGTCCGTAAGGGTAGCTCAAAGGGATAGGACCATAACGGCAACCTGCTGCCTGCCAGTACCAAAAGTTACCCCCTTCCCAAGGTAGGAGAGGCTCTACAGGGAAGTCGTTGGTATGGCCAATGATAATGCTTGCTCCGGTCCATTTATTGCTCTGGGCCACTCCGGTGCAAGTCCACGGGTTGCGAATCCTGGGCAGACCGCGTAGGGGCTGGTTGTAGTCGATGCTTGTGGTGTCCGTTGGCTTCATCGCGCTGTAGTAGGCAGTGCAGCGGACGCTGTTGAAGATGCCAGGAGCGAGGAGCGCAGACCAGTCTCCCAGGGTCCCGTCAGCGGCGGTGGCGACCAGAACGAGCGGCTTGTTCCACGACTGGTTCGAGATGCGCAGAGTCCCGTTCATGAAGGGAGACACCTGAAACGACATCTGCATCGTTGTCGGGCTGAGCATCAGCACGTCTTTTCGCTGGACGAGAGTCTGACCGAGGAAGACTTGTGTAGGGGTGTTCCCATTGTCGACCGGATCGTAGCCCGTAATCGTGATGCCCGGAACATCCTCGGTCTCGAAGATGAGATTCGTGATCTCAAAAGACTGAATGGGCTTGCTCCACTCGATGGTGATGACAATCCTCTGGGGGTAGATGGCGTAAGTGGCGTTGACGGTGACGTTAACGATCCTCATGGTCACTCCACTCCAATCGTGATGGCCGTGATCTCAGGATTACCTGGAACACTGAAGAACGAGACAGACGCATCGGACAGAGAAGTGTCCTCTGGCAGTGGCGGCGTGAATGAGACTGAGGCGCCAATGAAGAGTGTCTGGGTAGGCCGTGGTGGCTGGGGCGGATAGATCGGCCCCTCGTCGCTAACGTCTATGCCAACAGCCTCGAGGTCAAAGTAGGACGTCCTAAGGAGAGTGGGGGGAGCCATGAATCCCGGCGCGTACGTGTCCACCTTCGACTTCATCTCAGTCAGCTGTTTGTCCCAGTACTGAGTCAGCCAGTTGGCGACAGGCTCGTAGTCACGCGTGATGATGCTGCGTATGTCATCCTTCCACAGCTCACCTCCGGGCTTCCTTGCGATCTTGAAATTGTCGACGCTGATGATTGCGAGACGACAGAGAGTCTCATCGTCCGGAATGCGATTAGTGGGATAAATGCACACTTGAGCCCGAGCACGCGCCGTAGATGGGCGCGTCTCGATGAAGAGAACCCCAGAGACAGTCAGATCGTACGCATTGACCTTTGTCCCGTCTGGCCACTCAAGCTTCCACGCTTTTTGAGGCACCATGTCAGTACCGAACTCCCAGTAGTATCCTGTGGTGTCTTTCTGCGCGGCGTTGGTCTGGACAAGAGCCCAGGGATTTTCAGGATTGTCGACGCCCACGTAGAGGGAGCAAGGCGGGACATCATTGAGGAGTTTGGTCCGGAGCTTAATGGTGTTTAGTTTCCACGGGAATTTGGACGCCCACTCCACTGATGCGAGAATCGGCTGTTCATACTCAGGGATCCCCGGTTCCACACCGTTGTTCGGCCCTGGGACGCGGTTGATAAAATCAGTGTAGTTCTTCCACTCCAACCCGCGGCTTCCCGGCACAAAGAGATTCTGCCCTGGGAAGGGCCACGGGTTAGCCTCGTCCTCGCTTTGGTTGAAAGCACGAGAAGCGCTATCTGTGACGGTAAAGTCCTGGCCGGCGAGTGAGAAGTCGGCTACCTGGAAAGGCAGGGGCTCAGGCAAGTCGTCATACAGGAGCTGATACCCTACGAGATAGCGGCCGTCCTGAACGCCAAGCTGGCGCATGTCGATGAACATTTTGTAGACCGAGGTCGTTCCCTGCTCCCAGACAATAGCGCCATTCTCAATGAGCAGGACCTCGAGGTTTTCCGACTGGTTGACGTACAGTGAGCCTGGGCCAAACTGATCCCCACCAGGCGGAATGAGCACGTAGCCGACACCTCCATCAGCGAAGAACTCCAATTGGTACTGCGCTGAGGCAGCAGGAAGCCTCCCATAGACTGGACGCCCACCAGGAACCCACTGCGTAGGCTGAAGCTCCAGGTTTTTCACCGCCTTGTAGGGCGCTGAGAGGTACTGGGGCTTGTTGACTTGGGTCGTCGTCGTAATCTGAGGCGTCAAGCCAATTGTACCAGACGATGTTGGAATCGGTGTGAGTTCCTGGCTCATAGCGCTAGGGTTCCCTGACCATAGGAGACGGGCTGGAGAGCCTCCTTAGATGCGGTGGCGAAGGAGAGTTGGGGGACTTGAGTGGTGTAGTCGGTGTTCTCCCACACGAACGTGGAAGTGTTTCCTCTAAGATTGGCCTGAGTGAGGGAGATTTGGGCGATGCCAAGTTTGATTCCGCTCGTGTCCGGCCCATTGGGCGCTTTGATCTGCTCCTCGCAGGAGTATTTGTTCACCACGCGCAGAAGGTTCCCACTCAGTTCCTCTAGACGGGCTGTAGCCGTCACTTTCTCACCGTCCCAGTTGTACACGGGACTGGACGCGGTGAAGTATCGCATGGTCCGATAGACATTCTTGCCATCTTCCGAGATGACGATGTCTTCAACCGGTCTTTCTCCAGTAGCGCTGAAGAACGGGATGGACTGTCGCCCACTTAGTTCTGAGGGAACAAGGACGCCAGCGCGAATGTACACTCCGGGCGTGAACACAGGAGAGAAGTGACGCGTAGTAAGGTACGAAACCACCGAGCCACTCTCGCGGAAGAGAGTCGTGTCACCTGGGGAGAAGACGAACATCTTTTCAGGACCACACACGGTGGACCTTCCGGTCTCCGGATTCTGTGACGTCTGCTCGTAGAAAGCCTGGGACAGCGCGGCGTTGGTGTCCACACGGGAGATAACTCCAGCGGCTACCATCTCATCTGGATCAGCCGTCCAAGGGGTGAAGCCTGTGAGGGTGAAGTAGATCTCAGCGTTTGAACCCGAAGTCTCGTAGTAAGTCAGGTAGGTGCGAGGGGCAAATCGTGGCGAATACTGGAATAGAGGCAGCGGCCTCAAGCCATTAGACGCAGAGACACTGGAGATGGTGCCATTATCAATGAGCTGGGAGAAGCTCTCAGCGAGAGATCTGCCCGCAGACGGCAAGAAGGTGAAATCGTCATTGACGTAGGCGTACCTGACAATGACGCCAAGAGATGTGTCGATGTAGTAGTAGTAAGGATCCACCTCTTCGTTGGTGCCACCCCCGAGAGTCGGCGTGCGGATCCAAGACCCCGCGGCGTAAGAGCCACCCGCCTTGAGGTAAGGCACACTCACACTCACATCTGAGATGATGTCCTGGTTCTGACCGCCAGACACTGTGTCGGAGGACGGTTGGAGAGTGAAGTCGGCATTCACAACGAAGCAATACCAGTTCTCTCGGTAGTAGAGGTTGTCCACTCCCGGGGGCTCAAAGAATAGCCGGTCACAGGGAGCACCGTCAGGAGCCAGTTCCTGGTCCATCAAGATCACGTCAGGATCGTAGAACCCTGTGTTCTGGTTGTTGGCATAGTAGTCGTTGCCGACCTGCCAGGGAACGAAGTCTTTTGGTGCCGAAATGTCACCGTTGAGGATGAAGACGGCTGGGGACAAAGCAGCGTCAGAGAACGAGAAATTCCTGAGAACGACCAGGAGCGAGTTCTCAACGTCGGGATTCCTGAAGACTTGGCCCATGGTGTAAGTCCCAGGTGCCCACGGGAGGATTTTCTCCAGACGCAGATTCCCGTAGAGGAGCTGCGCTGTCTTTTCAGAGCTGTAGGGAGTGAAAGCCTTCACCACCGGCCACGCGAGGTCAGTCGTGGAGAGGGAAGGATCACCCACGGTCAGGAGATCGTGGATCGAGAATACGTTCTGTTGGGTCGTAAAGTTTGCCACTCTGGCGTTGAGAACGGACGTCTGGTTGACGCCCAATGGTGTGTTGTATGCACGCGCGGCGATGATGTCAGGTTCCGAGTAGCGGACGTCGGCTGGGAAAGTCTCCGTGAGGGCTGAGTCTACATCTGCAACAGTCGGATCGTAACCGGACGGAAACTTGGCCCCCGGTGTCAGGATACTGAAGAGGCGGTCGCGTATGTTCAACGAGAACGCCTTCAGATTGGCCGCGTAGTCAGCACTCGGCTGGTATGAGAGGTCGATCTCATACTGGACTTGGCTGAGGTTGATCGGGTAGACGTGGCCCTGCATCTCCAGTGGCATGGAGAAGTCTACCACATTCTGAGCGCGTTGCACCTGCTCAGAGGTTGGCTCCGTGCCGTCAGGATTGAGGAAGAAGAACGAGATGTGGCCGTCAGCGCGAACGTAGTCATTGAGCCAAATGTATGACTCCTGCGCCGACCGGTTGGGGAGAACGGCTGTGAATGTGCCGGCGCCAAACAGATCATCGAAGAGATCCTGCCAGTCCTGGGCAGAGACCGGGTTGCGACGGCGGATGAGTGTGAAGAAACGCTCCTTGACGACGTCAAGGGTCTCCACATCGGAACCGCCGACGGCCGCGATCTCGTTGGTGACCGCTGTGACCTGGATGTCAAGCCCAGAACTCTGGGTGATCGTGTTGGGTGCGACGTTGTTGAACGTGCCAATCAACACAGACGAGGCAGGGACCATTCCCACCGACTCGCCCGGTGGGTAGACCAAATCCTGTGTTGTCACAAAGGTGACCGACTCGCCGCCTGTCAGGTTGGGATCTGTCGTGAACTCAGTGCCAGCAAGGATGGACGTCTGGAACTGCTGGGGTGCGATCGCAATGGTGAGGCGGGTTGTCGCTGGTGTGCCCAGACGACGCATGGCGCCAAGGAATGGGCCGATCCACTCGATGAGAATCGACTCGGGAAGCTGGTTGGCCCAGAAGAGAAACTCACTCTGAGCAAATGCCTGACCCTCAATCAGGGCCATCATGGGGTTGCCAGCACTGAAGTCATTCAGTTTGGCATTTGAAGCATCGTAGACCCTCTTCGCAGCCTCGTTAACAAGCTGCGACTCATTCCGAGGGTCAATGTTTACCGCCGGTAGCGGAGCGTAGCGAGGCATGGCTTATCAACCAACAGGGCACTGGTCGCTGGCGGGAGTTCCAGCGTAGTTATTGCACGCGGAATCGGCACGGGCGTAGTAGCCGTTATCGATAAACAACGTGGCGAAGCGCTGGACGAGGATCTCTTTCGTAATTAGGTCAGCATCACTCAGAGCGCTGAACTTTTGGTCGAAAGACGGGTTCGGCACGCCGCCCGCAAAGTTGAACTTGCTGTTGGTCGTGAAGGAGAGCGGGGCGTTGTACGGGTTATTGGCCGGGATGCCAAGATCGAAACAGCTAGCCCCAGTAGTTTGCTCGAAACCAAAGTTCCAAGGGCCAGTAACAGTTTTCCCGCCGGAAATGGTGGGGGTGTTATAGCAGCCTGACTGCTCACCAGCCAGAGTCACATAGCGGGCGTCAAGGCCGTTGGGACCGCTGAACTGCATCGAGTCCAGTCCCAACTGCGGGTAGTGCCAGTCTAGATCGGCACCATCGAAATATATTTGCTTCGCTCCGTTCAGCCACTGAGAGGTGACAATTACACCACTTGAAAAGGTCGTCTTAGCGATGGTACTACCCCGCTTTACGGGTCAACTCTGAAAAGGTTTTACCCTGTATGATGTGCTTGAGCATGTTTTCTATGGTTCTGACCGGGACTCCAAACTCTTTTGCCAGCCTCCCCTTGCCCCAATGATAGGATGATCGAGACTCGTATCTCAATTTCACTTCATTGAAAAGTTCTTCTGACCAGTGTTTTCTTTTATGTGGATGCCCCGTAATAGCCGCAGCAGCCCGCCCGGGGGCGTTGTTTCGCTTATGGCCGCTCTTCCCCAATGACTGGATTTGGGATTTGTCCCGAGTTTTCCAAAGCTCCACCATTCGCTCAGAGTTATTGTCTTTCCATTGCTGTGTATGCTGTTTTCCAGTAAATCGACGTGCTCTACTAGATAGTTCAGCCCAAATCTCTTCCTTTCCTTTGATTCCTAACAGCCCTTGCGCGGCCAGTAAATCTCTCTGATCACCCTTTTCCAAGTATCGCAAATTGTGCAAAAACGCGTGCATAGCAACGTTCACACGCACACGGTTATTAGGGGAGTCATCTCCACCGTCGTACTTAGGGGTTAAGTGGTGAGTGTGAAAGATCATGAAAAAAGGCCCCGAAGAGCGGACTCTTGGGGCCAGTGTAGAAAACGGGATCTGAAAGAAACCTCCCAGAAGTCTTAGTTTCTTTCCCAGTAGTTAACTGTCATCGAGACTTCTATGGTCTGAACATCTCCGGAGTCGCGAGCGACTTCGCCGGTGGTGATGCTGGTCAGCAGGCATTCGTAGAGAATGTACTGACCGCCGCCAGGACCAGACTGGAGACCGTCACAGCTGCGAGGAGTCACCGTTACGGTGATCTTCTGACAGTTGTAGTCGATCCAGAACTGCTCGAGAGGTTTGAAGATCGCTGGGTCGTACGGCGCGCCGAGAGTGATCTCGTCAGCAGTACGGGGACCAACAACGTGGTAGATCCGGTTTCCTGTGCCGTTGGCGTAGGTGGACGAGTCGCTGGAGTCCTGAACTCCGGAGAACTCGGTGAAGACCGCAGTGAAGGTCGGACCGCCAGCAGCGGTGAAAGACACTTCGTATTGGGCCTTTGTTAGTGGGCGCAGAATAGCCATGGGATCACCTCCTTAGTTACTAGCCTTATCAGGCCAGAATGTCGGTGATCATCGCGCCAGAACCGATCAGGCCGGTGGTGCCAAGGCCCACAGGATGCACAGCACGCTCGACGGTGATCTCAGCGCGGACCACACGACGCTCGCGGATGTAGTACTCAGGACGAACGGCAGGGGTGCCGGTCAGCTGGTAGGTGTAAGCGAAGGCCGGGGTAGCAGCGTTGGCGCCGCCAGCAGGCATCACAGCGTCAGAAGGACCGTTCGGGCTGTAGAACAGCAGGATGCCATTCTCAGGGAACACAGGCAGCAGCTGACCGTTCTCGGCCAGGTAGCGACCCTCGGCCACGCGGATACCGCGCTCGAGACCGAAGTAGCGAGCAAGCATGTCCACGTCGATCGAATCGGCGGTGGTGTACTTGATACGCTCAAGGATGCTCTGGTTGGTCAGCAGCTGGTCGAAGATAGCGGTACCAACGATCATCGAGTTGGGACGGATGCCGATCTGGTAGGACACGCTACGCTTCAGGGTCAGCACAGCCTCGATCGGGTTCGAGGTGGGGTCGCCCCAAGGAGCAGCACCAGCGGCAGAACCGTAGGCGGTCTGGAACTGAGTGAAGGTCTCGAAGCCGAGTCCGGTCTGGCTGCCAGGCACGCCGTTGTAAGGCTCGTAAGGGTTGAAGGAACCGGTCACGGTCACCACTTCAGCCACGGTCTTCTCGTAGGCGTTCATCAGGCGGGACATTGCGTTGCGAGTTTCAATCGCACGCAGGTCCACCTGGGCCGGACCTTCGCCAGCGTTCTCGATGACTTCTTCGGGCAGTTCCCAAGCCACCACTTCCTGTTCCAGGGCGTAGGGCTCGCTGTCGTAACGTGTCTGCACGTACGGAATGTTGGTGCCATATGCACGACGGAAGTCGTTGATGGCGAATTGCTCCTTGCCGAAGCGCAGAATGCGGCCAGCACGAGTCGGGGTGTCCACCACGGGCGCGATGAAGTTCGCGATGTTGGTGGAGGGGAGCATGAAACCTTGTGCAAGCGTCGTCAGAATTGGATCGACGCCCGCATAGGTTTGGGCTAGGTTCATCATGGGAGGGAGTACTCCGTAAGTCTATGAAGATGATTTCAACGGGTTGCAACCGCTTGGGCTTACGATCCTGAGAAGGAAATGCCAAGCGGAGAGCAACCAGATTACTCAGCTGAAGGAAACGGTCACCATGCGACGGCCACCGATGTCGATGACTTCGCGGATGGTGGGGACAGTACCGTCGGCGGTCACGGCGGTGCCGGAAGCCGAAGCCTGACCGATGGCGTTCACCAGCAGAGGGCTGTTGTAGGTGATAGGAGCAGAAGCGGGATCCACTTCCACGAGCAGCAGACCGGAGGTAGCCACGGTAGCCAGACGAGGGGAAGCAGGAGCGTCAGCGAACAGGGGGATGAAGGCTTGGTTCACACCCAGGATGGTTGTGGGGGTAGCGCCAGGCAGGGTGCAGGTTCCCTGAGTGGTGCCAGCGCTCACGCAGCGGAACTCGCCGATAGCCACGGCAGGATCGCCAGTGAAGGTTTCCGCAAACCTGATGTCAAAATTGTTATCGTGGTGGCTCTTTATCCTCCACTTCTCCATGTTGCCATGGAGTTCAGACTATATCTTCACCCGCGTGGGGTGCCGGGCACTCGTGTCAGCCTCATCACTGGTCTAGTGGTACGCTGTTAGTCGTTGAACCTTCCGCCCATCCCTGGACGGCTTGGCTGCTGATTGTCCCAGAGGGAGATCCCAGCAATTCACCCGGTTTTTCACTCCACATTGCTGTGGAAGGCAGCTCTCAGGTCGACTGCTTGCCGTAGGCAGGTGCGGCGTTAGTCGAAGTAAACATGTCTCAATGTCAATGGGACTTTAAGGGGTGGAAGGTGGCCGTTCGTCTTCCTCGAACCCATCCTTCGCCGGGGCAAGTGTGGGATCGGGTTGACTTGATGCCATTTGTCCACCAAGGCATTTTGCCCAAAGTTCGGGCGGTTTCTGCAGCAACAGCCTTTGAATGGTCAGTTGCTGGCGCGCGTCCACCTCTCTTACCCGCATTGCTGTGGTGTTGAGGGTGTCTCGCGATCCAATCTCGTCGTGCTTCAGCGATAGCTTCGGCTTGGGTGATTTGTCCTGAGAGCGCAAAGGCTGCCAGCCAATCTCCCAGTTCTCCGTATTCGAGGTATCGTGCGAAGTGAAGTTCTGCATGTTCCTCGACCGTGACTTCGATGAGGTTGGAAGGATCGTCAGTTCCGCCAGCGTGCTTTGGCAGAATGTGGTGGGTGTGGGTGACGGCCATGTTGTTTGTTTGGTTGAGCTGGTTTTACCCTAACGGTACTCAATGTGGCATCGACAACGATCCCAGCATCGGCAGCCACGCCCAGGCATCGGTAGCGACCCGATGGGTTGCCAGCCAGCCTCGTCGTAACTCGCACAGTCCGGGCAGACGCGTTTGTCGTGGTGTGCGACGCGCCTCATCTGTCGGTAGCCCTTCTGTTGGCGGTCCATGAAGACCCCAAGGTTGAAGAAGCTGTACGCAGGGGAGGCGATGTAGCGGAGGACGCGACCGAAGAGTGAGCCCCACGTCTTTCCGACGGCTCTCTTCTGTGCGGTCTTTATCGCCGCTTGTTCGGCGGGTGTGGTGTCAAGCCACTCTTCCGGGTATTCCGGGTCGAACTCTGAGTCCACGTCAAGCACGGTGTTTAGGTCGATGGAGTCCAGGGAATTTGAGTCCCCAGCGTACACCAACTTGCGGTCATCGTCACCTTCCTCGAAGTCGACGGAGTCGTCCCCGTATTTCAGGGTCCCGTCATCGAGGTAGTCTTTGGTCTCTTTGAGGAAGACGTTCAGAGGGGGAAGCATCCCGCCCACGATGGACGGCCACGCTTTCTCCATTTTGTCTTTGGGCTGACTTTCCCCAGCGCCGAGGTAGACAGCTGCGAGGGCGGAGGTGAGGGTCTTGTCCACGAGAGCACGTTCGTACTCGTCGAACTTCATCTGCCGGTCACGAAGACCTTTGACGATGACCCGACCCTCAGCCTCCATCCTCTTCTCCAGCTCACTGAGGTCTGGGAATTTCTTCGCCAGACGCTCAGCTTGCTTGAAGTAGGTCTCCCTCTGACGGGTGGCTAGGCCAACCATCGAGAGAAGATCCATCTCAGCTGTACATTGCCTTCTTCAGGGCTTCCACGTAGTCCATCTCGCCACCAGACTTTTCGACCATGGCGAGAGCCCTTTGGTGAGGGTCCAGGTCGGCCTCATCCACGAACTTCATGGAACCACCAGCGTACTCGCTGAAGTCCACGAGGTTGGGCAGGCGATCGAGGATGCTGAAGAGCAGGCCAGTGGCGGTCTCACCTTCGGAGAACTCCATGGTGCCAAACTCGAGACCCTCGGCGAACTCCATGAGTTTCCGCTCGGGGATGATGGAGTCGACCATCTTGCCGGACTCGTAGAGACCTTCCACGAAGCTGTGGATCTGCTCCTTGCGATGAGCGATCTGGGCTTCACGGTACTCGTGCTTGATGCGAGCGTTCTCGGCCTTCAGGGCTTCCAGCTCAGCACGGAACTCAGAGAACTCGTCGGCTTCCTTGTAGTTCCGGCCCATGGGCTTGTTCTTGCCCATGTCACAGAACTCCTCGTCCATCTCCTCGTCCTCACCCTCTTTGTAGGTGGAGCCGAAGCCGGTCTTGGAGTAGGGGTTCTGGTCCTTCTTGTGCTCGGCGTAGCCAGTGCTCACGCCGGAAGGCCCGGTCTCTTCAGCCACACCGCCGTCGTACTCACCGCTCAGCATGTCCTTCTTGGACTTCTGAACGCCAGCCTGAGCCTCGAGGCCCTCAGCGTGCTCGTCGGAGAGCATCTCGTCCTCTTCCTTACCGAAGCGCTTGGCCATTTCGGCTTCGCCCGGCTTGCCTTCCTTCTTGAGACGCTTGGCCTCGAAAGCGCGGTCGGCAGCAGCTTTGCGCTCAGCTTTGGGCTCAGCGTGGTCAGCGCCACCAGTCACACCGGAAGGACCTGTGCGCTCAGCGGGCTCGTCATCCTCATCGGAGTCGAATGCGCCAGGAGTCAGGGCTTTCTTGCTGGACTTGGGCTCACCACGGTAGGACTCAGCGTACACACCGCCAGTCTTCAGGGTCATCTCATCGGGACCACCCTCGAACTCACCGGAGAGCTGCTTCTTCTTGCCGCCCTCGGCGTACACGCCATCCTTACCTGTCACCTCAGCGGGCTCGGGCTCGGCGTAGTCAGCCATCACGGAACCAGGAATGCCACCACCATGGGAGTGAGGCATCTTCTGGCCGCTCTTGATCTGCATCACGCGGGCGTTCTTGGCGCGAGTGGAGTTCTCCACCTTGCTTGCGAACACCTCGTCGTCAGGCATCTCCTCGGTCTCGGTGGGCATCTTGGTCTCAGAGTCCACACGACCGGCAGGGTTGGTGCCAGAAGCGGTCTCGGCGTCGTTCACGCCGTAGTCAACGTCATCATCGTAGACGTCGTTGTTGTACATCTGTTCACGACTCATTTCGTCGTACCGTCCTTCATCGTCAGGGTCTACGAAACGACCGGTCTTGCGACGGTCCTCTTCGATGTCATTGTTTTTGGCTGCGGGACGACCTGCGTCGTGCTGCTCCTTGCCTGTGGAGATCTTGTCGCGACCGAAGGTCGCTTTCTCGGGAGTGGTCTTGCCGGTCTTGTAGCGATCGGCCTGCTGCTCGCCGCTCTTGGCGGTCTCGTAGCGATCTTCGCCGAGGTCATTCTTCGGACCGCCTTCTGCGAAGTTGGTCTTGCCGGGCTCCATGCGGGGGTTCCGCATCTTGGGGGCGTTGGCGCCCATGTCCTCCTCTTCGCCCTCCTCGTACACGTTCTCCACCACCTGGGAGACAGAACCATGCGGAGTGCTCTTCTTTTTGCGGCTGATGCCTGCTTTTTCCATGAAATCGTCCTGGGGGAACTGGTCTTCAAGATCTGCAACAGATCGGGCATTGTCCCCCTTGCGAGGACGCTCCGAAAAGTTGGAGGGGTTGCTCGGATTCTCCACCTCTGACGCCTGATCCTCAGCTTCCGCCACATCAGCGGAAGTGTCCTCCTCCTCCTGTTCCTCGGGCGTGCCCACGGCTTCGGCCACGGCAGCCTGCATCTCGCTTCGAGCCAGGTCGAGCTTCTCCTTGAGCATCTCCAGCGGAGACTGGTCACGGATCAGTGTCGGGCCGAGGTCCTCATCGAAGACGTCGGCTGGGTTCAGCTTCACGGCGAAGTCGTAGACTCCGACGCGAGTGTCCCACTCAGCGAAGTTGAAGGGCTCCAGACCTTTCACAGCCGGAGGAGCGGCACCGAGCAGCGCCAGATGGCGTGCGGTCCACTTTCCGGGGTGGGGATTGATCTGGGAGTCAGGTGAGTAGAAAGAGATCGACACCTTGCGGTAGTGACCGTCTTTCACGAGGTCTTTGGCTACATCCGTGAATGCGACGTCTGCGTAGAGGTTGTCGCCCTGACGGGTGAAACCCTTGATCCATCCGTAGGATGGCAGACTGTCCGAGTCGCCCTGGTGACCAAGCACCAGCGGAGCCTCGTGGATCGACGGATTGTAAGAGTCGACCACCTGTTGGAGGTCTTTCTCGGAGAAGGTTCGAGCCACGCCCTGGGCTGACGTTTGATCGCCAGCTTTGAACACGTGGATGCGCTTTTGAAACATTGTCTCAAACCTAGTAGCAACGGGGTTATTGGGGGTGAGAAGCTTTGACTCCCCAGGTGGTTTCCCGTCGCCGGTAACTGGTCAGGTTTTACCCTCAGGTGGGCTTCACCTTCGCCTCCTCCTCGTCCTCATCGTTGGCCATCGATGTGGCCTCGTCCTCAGTTATTTGATCGTCGCCAAACGGCTTCTCTCCACCTTCTTCCTCTTCACCACCACCACCGAAGATCTTGTCATAGAGGTCGCCGTCCGCCTCAGGGTCGTATTCCTCAGGGGCGCCTTCCACTTCGGTGCCTGGAGCGGCAGCCTGGAAGTCCTCCTCCTCAGCGAGATCCACTTTGAAGTGGTTCTGGATCCACTCCTTCTTCGGCTTGTAGCCCGATTGGATCATGAGGCTCACATCTGCCATGGTCAGAGTGGACTCTTCCAGGTTAAACTGGCGGCTGATTTTCGGTGCCTCAACGTCGACACCGAAGTTGAGGTCAACGATCCAACGAATGAGGGTGTCACTCAGCGTCTGAGAGATGAGCTGGGAAAGCTCCGAAGCGCGGATCACTCGCACCAGGTTTGCCACCTGAGATGAAGCTCGGCTGCCGGCTTCCGCTTGTCCCGCCTCGTCCTCACCGCAGATGAGCAGAGAGATCTCCTTGTCGATGTACTCGATGAGGTTCATGAAGATGTCCGCTGAACCCGATGGATTCAGGAACTCCAGCTCATAACCCTCGGGGAGGATCATTGCTGTCTCTTGAGACAGGTTGGAAAGGTGGTCGTACAGTGTGTCAATCTCAATGTTTGAGGCCGAGAGAGGAGCCTTCGCGATTGCGGTTGGCGTTGCGTAACGGTCGCCATACAGCACGTAAGACTCGATAGCACGACGACGAAACTTAACGATCGGATACAGGATGCGACCCAGGCCCGTTCCATAAGGATCTCCTGTGTGAGAGAGCCAGTAGCGTTGGATGATGAACTTGCGTGCCGGCAGTTCAATACCTTCAAACATCCGGTTGAAGGTCAGCACACGCATTGTGAAGCCAGTGTCTGCCTCCTCACTCTCCTGGAAGACAAAGCGGCGCTGGTCGCGGATGCGAACGTCAAACGGAATGATGCCTTGAGCTGTTTTCTTCCACATCACCTCGCCCACGCTGAACCCGCAGATGAGTGCCTCACCGAGGCCTTTGTAGAGGTCGTCGACGTCCAGATACTGGAGTGCCTGTTCGACGTAGTCCTTCACTGCAAGGTCACCGGGCTTCTCGGAAGCTGGGGTCAGCAGCCAGTCACGGGAAGTGATCTCCTGGCAGAGTTTCATGAACGACGCCTGGACTGACGAGTCCCAGAACAGTCGTTTGTAGATGATGAGGGCGCGGTTGCCACCCTTCTGGATGATTAAGTCGTCGTCAGGGCGGACGATCGTGTTGCCCTGGCCAGTGAACGGGCTCGAAGACCCGAACATGTAGATGGACGACAGATTGTACGGGTCCGTCGTATACTTCGCGACCTCTCCCGACGGAACCGGTGGGATGTTGAATCTTTTCGCCATCAGAAGCTCAGAGTGAAGGAGAGTGGAGGCTGCGGTGCCCCGTCGATGTAGTATGTGATGATGAGGCGGTAGAATCCGGCGTCGCCGGCAACCCAGTCCCCATTGACCACCACCGCGTCCAGTTCGGGCACATTCTCCTGTACCGCCTTCTGGATCTGGGCGTTGATGAGAGGGGGATTGAGGACCTCGAAGATGTAGTCGTCTGTGCCGTAGTTCGCTCTCATCACTCGCTCGTACCAGCGAGTCTGCACCACTGAAATCACGTGCTCGGTAACTAGATCTAGGTCACGCGATGTGGCGAGTGTTCCGTTTTTGATTTGGAGGGGATAGCTAATCCCCTGGATGCGAGGGCTGAGAGGATTGACACTCATCTACGATACCTTTTGGCCATCTCGAAGTTGATCTTCAACAGACGGGAGCGCTTTTCCTGGCTCTCCATCTTCGTATTTGCCACTCTCTGCAGCTCCTCTCGGAGGAGATTCAGGGGGAGTGTAGCGTAAAGCATTGGTTCGAACAGCTCGTTGGCTGGTTCGATTTGAGTCGCAGGTTCCCTTTCTTCGGACTCTTCAAGGAGGCGAGCGCAGAGGGCGTTCATAGAAACACCCTCCAGCGCTGCCCGTTGTTTGAGTTTCGAATGGAGGGAATCCTCGACGTCGACCAGTAGGCGTTTCGTCATGGATTCCCGTCTCATCAGATGGAGTTGTCTTGGCCCACGCCCAGTGCGTCGAGCTCGTTCTGCATGTTGCCGATGGCCACACGGATGAGGTCGACTTCGATGCGCTCCAGTGTTGGCACCGGAACCACGAACACCTTGGCGTGAACGATGCCATTCTCCAGCGCTGCCGGAGTCTGGATGCGCTCGTCGCAGATCACCTGGAAGGCTTGACCCGGCTTAGCACCGAACAGCGCTCCGCGGACATACAGCTCGTTGAGGATGCTGTTGCCGATGGAGATGATCTTGTTGTAAACGAGGCCGAAACCGTCGATCACGTTGAAGATCTGGCTGTCGAAGGCGCGGCGGAGCGAACCGTACACCACGTTCATGATCACGCGAGTGTTCACGAACTGGAACAGGCGCTGCTCGGCGTCGTCCTGGTTGATGCGAGTACGACCACCCCAGATGAACACGGTAGCACCGTATCCAGGCAGTGTGCGGCAGACGTTGCAACCACGTGGGTTGAGAATGTCTTGCTGGGTGCTGTTGATCGGAATCTGAACAGCGGACACACCGTTGAGGGGGAACTTGACACCAGCAGGTGGATACTGGAAGCCCTCGCTGCGGTAGCGGCGGATGGCCACACCGGTGACGTAGGGGCTCGGAGGAATCCAAGCGCCGGAGGCGTTCTTGAGGTACGAACCGTAGTAGGCGATGAAGCCACGGGGGTTGTAGTACTGCTGGCTGTCCTCGAGCAGCTTCTGGGCATCGTCGATGCCAGTCGCGAGCAGAACGGCAGCAGGCACGCCTTCGTTGAAGGTACCACGCAGAGCGTAGTCCACCAGCTCCTCGGAAGTAACTGCGTTGAAGCGCCACAGGTTGGACGGAGCCTCCTTGTAGGCAGTGTAGCGCAGAGTCAGAGAAGCACCCCACAGCACGACCTTTGTGCCAGTGCCGTCTGTGTAGGTCGGGGTGATGTAAGCCTCGGTAGCACGCTCCTGGGCGACCAGGGGCACGCAGAAGAAGCTCACAGTGTCCTGGGAAGCCAGGACGAGGTCTCCGAGGAATCCAGCGTTGTCCGGGTTCGGATAGCCAGCGTCGAACTCACCGTAGGCGGAGTAGTACTTCGCGTCGGGCTGGCTCTCCACACGGTAGAAACCGAGTGTGTGGGTGTCGCCTTGGCCGGCAGGACCGGACAGGGGATCCAGGTTCGCTGGATAGAAGGTCGGCATCACGTTGTACGTGTTGAAGCCGTACTTCCGACCGCGGATCAGGTTCACCAGACCCTCGTTGTTGTAGAGGCTGGTGTTCTCGGGAGCGATCAGCAGGGTGCTGTACGAGAGCGTGGTCTGACCAGCTGTGAGACCGCCATTCGGATAAGGAATGAAGATCCGGCTGTTGAGGTTGGTCAGTGTGGTCGCCAGCATGAACTGGTTACCGTTGATCACGTTCACGTAGTACTTCACAGAAGCCTGCGAAGTGGAGGCGTTCACCAGTGTGCCACCGCCGATCTTGGTCAGAGGGGCAGTGAAGTAGACGATGCCGCCGTTGTTCAGACCGTGATTGAGACAGTTGAACACAGCCGGGCTCGAAGACACGGAGGGATCGAGCTTGGTGATGTTTGTCTCGGCGAAGGTCCGAGTGAACTGTGCCAGCTGGAAGTTCTCTGTGCTGTCCTGGAGCGATCCGGGCAGGTGCAGAGTGTTCAGATCCAGCACTTGGTTGGTGCCGTTCAGGATAAGGTCAGAGGTCTGACCGTCGATCTCGACGTAAATGTCCCAGGCGGGTGTCTCGTAGGACAGGATGCCGGTTCCCTTCGACTGCAGCGAGGCGTAGCCAGCAGCAGGAACGATGGGCGTACCACCGCTGAAGGTCAGGGTCAGAGGCATGTCAGCCGCCGAGTAGCCGGAACCAGCGTTGGTGATCTCCACATCCACCACACCGAAGCCGAGCTCAGCATGACCTGTAGCAGCGACAATGGTGTTGCCCGAATCCAGAGGGGAGGGGACGAACTGCAGGAGAGGGGTGGCCAGATAGCCAGCACCACGATCCACGATGCTCACGCTCGACACAGGGAAGCCCTTGGTCGCGGTGGCAGCAGCAGCAACAGCGGGGTTGCCGTCGGAGAATGTGACGGTCACGGCATCGCTTGTAGCGTAGCCGGAGCCTTGTGTGGTCAGGGCCACGGAGGCCACAGCGCGACCGATCACGTAGGACAGGGCAGCGCCAGAACCGTAGGTGTCGCCAGGGGCGTTCACCAGGTTCACCAGGGTGGCTTCGTCGTAGCCAGTACCGCTGTTTGTCAGGTTGACAGAAGCGAGAGGGAAGCCGTAGAGCACGACGCCCGCAGCACCGTCACCAGTGGTGTCACCGGCAGCAGGTGTGATCTGCAGCACGTTGGCATCGCTGGAGGTGTAGCCAGAACCTGGAGTCACCACGTTGATGGCGGCCAGGGCACGACCCAGAACACCGGAAGCAGCAGCAGCGCCGCCAGTGCTGTCACCCACAGCGTTGGTGAAACCAATGCCGAAGGAAGTGTAGCCCGAACCGTTGGCAGTCACGCTGACCGAAGCCACAGGGAAGCCCAGGGTGATGGTCAGGACCGGAGGTGTGAACCAAGTGCCAGGGGCCGAGTCGGTCACGGTTCCGTAGGAACCAGCCAGAGCGGCAGTCAGGTTGGCTTGAGTCCAACCAGAGCCGGCAGCACCGATGGAGAACCCAGCGGTAAAGTCCACTGCGGTCGAGTAGTCGATGACGATGTCGGTCTCAGAGCCAGCACCAGCGATGGTGATGGTTCCAACCAGACCAGGGCCAACAGCGACTTCGCCAGCGGCAGTCACGTTCACAGCCTTGCCTTCGGCGCCGAGAACGGCAGTCGCAGCAGCGAGGGTGCCGTCACCGCTCACATTCACGACAGGAGGCAGAGTGTAACCAGCGCCACCGTTGGTCACGTTCACAGCGGCCAGTCCGCCAGTCACTGCCAGAGTGGCAGAGAAGGTAGCGCCCACACCGGTTGTACCGGAGGGGAGGGCCACAGTCGGAACGGCCTGATAAAGGGACCCACCGCCGAAAGTGCCGATGCCCACAGCCGCACCACCAGTGGTGGCCAGAGTTGCGGTCGCACTTGCCAGAGTTCCGGAGCCAGAGAAGCTGACGGAAGGAGCGGCGATGTAGTTCTGACCAGGGTTGCCCAGGGTCAGGGTCTTGATGGTGCCAGCGGGAGCCAGAGTTGCGGTTGCAGTTGCAGCCACGCCACCAGCGCCGGCAGGAGCCGAGATGGCCACAGACGGAGCGCTCTCGTAGCCGGAACCGCCATCAGTCAGGGTCAGCTTGGCGATGTTGCCACCCACAGTTGCGAGGGAAGCTGTCACCACGCCGCCGGAACCGGGGTCGCCAGCGAGAGGCACCACGTTCACTGTCGGAACGTTGGTGTAGCCAGAACCGGCGGTGTCGACCACTGCTTCGTCGATGTTGCCGGTGTCACCCAAAATAGCGATACCGGTGGCTGTCACACCCCCTGCAGCAGCAGGAGCGGGGAAAGTCACGATCGGCTCGTCACCAGCGTTGTAGCCGGTACCAGGGTTGGTGATCACCACGCCGGTCACAGCGTCGCCGATGTTGCCGTTGCCGCTGGAGGCATCCACGGGGATGCAGCCTGGGGGCAGGGTGTGAACACCGGGGTACTCAGGAGTACCGTCGCCGTCCAGTCCACCTTGGCTGATGATCCAGTTGTAGGCGGTGATCGCCTGAGGATAGGTCTCAGCGAAGTAGATGTAGCCGGTGAAGGTCTTGTTCTCAGGTGTCAGGTAGGTGGGAACCACATACACTGTCAGGCCCTCGAACTCGGCCAGTGCGCCGCGGCAGTCACTCAGGGTCACGGGGGTGCCGGCTTCCTTGGTGGAAGGCCAGCTCTCACCCACCAGGTCCAGAAGACCGGGACGGTCGTAGGAAGGTGTGGTGCTTGTGGCGAAGGTGATTTGGCCGTTGTCACGCAGGGACAGGAAACGGTCGAAAGGAACGTTCAGGTTCTGCGAGCCGTTGACGGCGTAGGAGGGGTCAGACTCAGAAGCGCTCAGCGGGGTGTAGCGCAGCTGCAGGTAGTCGGTGTCATCAGCCACCCACTCGTACACGCTGTTGCCAACCAGGAACTCCTGGCCATTCACCAGAGGAGCAGCAGCCTGATGCTGCAGGAAGTCCTCATACTCGAGGATGCTGGTCACCAGGTACGGACCTGCGTCAGCAATGGCCATCCACTTGTGGCTGTTGAGTTCGGCTTGGAAAGCCATCTCTTGGCCGATGAGGCGACGACCTTCGGGGCCGAACTTGGCGAAGGCGCAAGGAGCGGTCAGGTAACCCTGGGACTCCTCATCCACGAATGCGGTGCGGAGGCACTGGATGTAGTCAGCAACCAGCTCGTTGGTGTTGGTGCTGTCAGGGATGACAGGGCCCACGGTGTAGGTGTTCAGAGTGAACACGTAGTAAGCACCGTCGCTGGGAGGCTCGCTCTCAGGCACCACGCTCACAGGAGCGTTGAACTCACGACCGGCCAGGTACTCGAAAGCACACTCGCTGTTGGCAGTCTGACACACGCCGATGTCACGGACGATGGTGCCAGCCGACACGTTGGGGTCGGTGGTGATGGCGGCGGCAACAGCATCACGGATCGCGATGGCGATCTTCTTGTTGTTGTCGTAGTTGCCCTCGACGTAGTCCACGGGAATCACCACGGGCACACCTTTCCAGGTGCCGCTGTTGGTGAAGGTGCCGAGACGGGCGCCGTTGATGAGCAGTTGGGCGTGAACAGTGTCACCAGCCTGCAGAGGGGTGGAGACACCCAGACCGTTGGTCTTGAAGCCGGAGGGGTTCAGCTGCACTTCCACCACGTTGGAGGGAGTGCCCACGCGGATCACGCGCAGGTCGCCCACGTAGCACTGAGCGAAGAATGCGTCCACACACTGGTAGGACAGCAGCTCGATCTTGGTGGAGGGGATCACACCGCCGATCAGTCGCACATACTCGCGAGTATTGGTGACTTGGATGGGGGTGTTGAAGGGGAACAGTGTGGTGGGCACATCGGGCTCCACCTCAACCAGCATGTAGTTGGTCGAGAAGGGAGCAATAGCGGGGGTAGCCGACTGTCCGGCTACCTCGTTGATGTAGACGCCAGGAGCGCCTCCAAAGGAGATAGTTGCCATTTCAATATGGTCAGAAGTCCCTTCTTTGCCTGGGCGGCGATGACGGCTTCGGGGAAGTTCCGCCTACGGTCTCCGCAGAGTCGCTGCCAGGGGTCTGTCTCTGAGTGACGGCCCGCTTTGTCCTCCGTTTCCGGCGCGGTCGTTAACGGTTGCCCGTCAGGGCTTCCGGTGTGTCCATGGTGTAGCCATTCAACTCATTGTAGTTCACAATGGAGTAGAGGCTGTATTTTGCCGCCTGGGCGTAGTACTGTTCGGGATACTCGAACGGGAACACCATCTCCTGCATGTTCACGTCCGGCGTGTCCACGAAGAAGCCCGGGTTTCCTGTTGCGGAAAGCTGCCGGGCCTCGTTGACGTCGAGCAGAAGGGAAGCCCCGATTGGGGGCTCCGTCATCACCGACCACTGTGGATTCTGTTCCAGAACTGCGCGGTACTGCAGCGAGTCCGTGTAGTAGAGGTAGCCAAGCTTCCTCCAAGTGTCTCCAGGATTCCAGGTGATCGTGACGTTCATCAGATGAAACCGCCGTTGCGACGAGCGTTGAACATGAGGCGAGCAGCGATCTCACGACCGCGGGTTTTCTCCACGCCGGCTTCGGCAATGATCTGGTCCACACCAGCCTTCTCCACGGAGGCGGGGGTGATGGCGCTGGCACGAATCTCAGCCAGGCGCTCCTCAGTCATCGGCTTCAGACCTTCGTCCTTCTGTTGAGCCGTGTTCTCAGGGTCCTTGCGCTTGTCCGCCAGCATCTCAGCAAGTGCAGTTGTGTCCACCGGAGCGGCAGCTTCAGGTGTCTCAACCGCCACAGGAGCCTCTGGTTCCACGGCAGGTTTTTCACCAGCGGGAGCTTCTTCAGGTGCCGGTGCTTCTTCGACAGCGGCTTCAGGGGCTGCTTCCTCAGCAGCCGGTGCGTCTTCCCATGCTTCGTTCACATCAGGAGTTGCGGGATTGTCACCCTTGAGGGTGCCGTCTTCGTTGCGCGCGCGGCGTTTGCGAGTTGCCATGGTTACTTCCGTTTGGAGAAAAAGATGTTCTTGAAGGCGATGGCACCGAGTGCGGCCAACGCTTTTGGTGGGATGCCGACCCACGGGCGGGCGGGCATTTTGGAGGTTCCGAACTGGTGGTACGGGCCGTAGAACGTGGTGTCCACGGCGAAACCTCTCTGGTAGGGCACGATCTTGGCCGTGTCCTCCATCTTGCCGGTCGCCCTGAGGATGGGCTGCCCGGGGTATCGCTTATCCTTCCAGGCTGCGTAGCCGGGAGATAGCTTCTGCCAGGGACGACCGCTTGTGGGATTCTTCTCATCCTTCCAGAATGGCTTCTGAGCCTCCAAGAGGACTGGAGCCCACTCTTTCTGTGTGGGAGCCCACCAGTTGAAGTTGATCGTCGGTAGGTTTTTGACCTTGAACTCGATCATTTCTTCTTCTTCATCTCGGCTTCCTGTTTCTTCACGAAATCGTTCACGATGTCGATCATGAGAAGGATCTTTGGGACCGGTTGCCTTTCCAGCCAGTCGACCGACTCGCCCCACCGTTCCTTCGAGAGGTGGAATGCGTTGGTCAGCCAGTTCTCGACCGGCATGATCTTGCCTTCGAGGAGGTTGGTGATGCCCCAGTTGAAGATCGACTGGGTCTCGCTGACGGTGAAATGCTCAAGGCCGGCTTCGTCAAGGAGGAGGCGACGCAGGGTGGAGAATGCCATTTCCTGGTCAGATGCCCCCTCGTTCTTGAGGATCTGGATGTAGTAGTAGTCCTTCGGTGTCAGATCTCTGAACTCCGCCGGTCCCCTCTCACCGACCCAGACCTCGTAGGTGAAGTCCTCTCGGTCCCTAACCGTCAGTTTGGGTCTTCATCCCCGTCAGTGCCGCTGGCCTGGGCGACGAGGTCACTCAGCTTCCGGAAGTCACGCACGCCGAGATCGAGGACCTCGTCATAGGTGATCTTGTCGGTGCCGACAACTAGGCGCTCGATAATCTTCATGCCCTTCTCGATGTCGCCGGACTTACCGAGTTCCTTCTCCATGTAGAGGAGGTCACGACCGGTCATCTCGCGGATGAAGATCTCTCGCCCGTCGCTGAGCTTGGTCGAGTAGGTGTTGACCTTGGGCTGAGGCTTGGGCTTCTGAACGATTTCAGTGCCTTCCTGTTCCGAAACGATTTTCATGCTGGTGAGTTTTGTTCGGGTGTGTGATGAACTTTTACCCCAACACATGCAAGAAATGCCTCCAAGTCCTCGTAGGAGGAGCCTGGAGGCAGCTTCATGATGTTCATGCTGGCGTAGGAGAACGATGTTTTCGCTCCCCTGATGTCCCCACTGAGTAGGCGATCTAAAGCATCGATCGCCCATTCCTCAGCATAGAGAACCTCAAGACAAGGCAAACCTTGGTCGTTGCATGGAGTGGATTGATTGCACATTTGCCCAGACCTCTTCGGCTCCCCATTCAGGGTCTACCATGAATGAGGGGAACATGGTCACGTAGCGGTAGAAGTTCTCCATCTCGTCGATGTAGAAGTGGTGTTCATTCTGCCGCGACATGAACGCATCGCGCCTTGCCCAGTGGGCTGGCAGGTGATGCCTCTTGTTCAGTTCCTCCCAGTGAAGTGGTGCGCACCAATGCCAGGGCTTGGTCACACCGACGTGAATAACCTCGTGCCTCTTGCTCAGCTCGAATTCGAGATCCATGATCTCCACGAGATGATCGTGGTTTCGCTTCCGGTAGCGCTCGAGAATGAACGCACAGAGATAGCTGCGGTCCCAGATCTGGTCGCCACCCTCCTCCAGATTCCGACGGTAGATGTCAAAGATGTCGGGATCGAAGACGTCGGGGGCGTTGTGATGCTTGACCTTGAAGCCAGTGAGATCGGCGAGGTTGGCGGCTAGTGTTGATTTCCCGACTCGGTCGGGGCCACCTAACAGGATGAGCATGCGTCAGACTCGGCTGTAGCAGACGGAAGCGACGCCTTGGGAAGGCGAAGCGATTTGGGAAAAGGCACCGTAGGAAAGGTCCAGGGAACGCCCGTAGACGTGTGGACCGTCATCGTTGATGCGCACGATGACTGATTTGCCGTTGGCTTGGTTGGTCACTCGAACGCGAGTCCCGAAGGGGAGACTCTTGTGGGCGGCCGTCAGGCCATAAGCATTGAACCTCTCGCCGTTGGCGGTTGTTCGCCCGTGGTACCCGTCACCCACACCGTAGTGCGAAGCTTGAGTACATGACGCCGCCTGAGCTGCATTGGGCGCTAAACCCGCAATGCCCAGGACGGTGGCTGTGAGGCTCGTGAAGATGGAACGTAGCATCAATTTGGATAGAATTCGACCTCCCCTATCCGTCAGAGGGAGAAGGCCATGCGCTCGGCCTCCTCTATTGAGTAGTAGTCTAGATTGACGGATACCCGGACCGACGAGGGAATTTCCCTCCCCCGCTTGTCAAGAGGAATGACCTCAACATGCGGGTAGAGACGACGCAACGGGGAGAGAAGCGACGCGTGGACTCGGGATTTCTTCTTGTTTGATTTGCGTGCCATTGGCTTGACCAGTTTAGGAAGAGGAAAGTTAGAGTAAACCGCGCTGGACAAGCCCGTGGCGGGTCTTGAGCCGGTCGATGGCACCCAGCTCAGCCAGCTCGCGCATGCTGAACTCCTGGCCGTCAGGCTCATCCTTGCCCTGAGGGTTGGACGGACTGACGGTGCACTCGTGAGGTGTCTTCCGAATGCGGTTGTCGATGGCCACAGACGAGAAGAATGCTCGACTGAGAGGCACATCGGGAAGTCCCACAGAGGACTGGAAGCGAGCCCAGGTGTAGAGGTGGGCGATCTGGTAGGCGACAGCCCACAGCTCAGCGTGCTTCTCTGGAGCCATCCACCAGATCTCGTCGTGGATCGAGATGATGAAGCGTACCTGAAGCTTGTACTCACGCATCAGCCAGTGGGCTGCGGTGAGGATTGTGGCCAGGATTTCTGCGCCCGACGCCTGAATCGTCCAGTTGATGCGACCAGTCAGGAAGTCGTCTCCCACGGCCGCGGGACGCAGTGCGGTCGAGATCTTGGTGCCGAGGCACGGAAGCTGAGGCACCTTGGTCTTGAGAGCGAGACGTTCCATGTAGTTGAAGCAACCGGAGTCGCTACCGCCTTGGAATGGCTCACTCTTGTACTGACGGTAGCCCTTCTTCGCCTCCAGCATCTTCATCGCCAGGTTGTTGAGCTCCCTGGCGTTTCGGTCTGGGAACTTGCGGCGGATTGTGTTGGCCACAGTCCGCATGCCGGCGCCGTAGAGAACTGCGAAGCCCACACCCTTGGCAGTGTCACGGTCCACGCCGGCCGCTTTTGCCAGTGCGGAGTGAGGATCAGTTCCCTGCTCTTTCGAGCCGGAGAGCACACTGAAACCCATGGGAGAGCCGCCCACGACCCCTGTGTCCCACGCGTCACAGTAGGCGGACGCGATCTGAAGCTCCTGACCGTCAAAGTCAGCACCCACAATCTTCCAGCCGTCAGGCGCAGACACGCGGGTCTTGAGCTCTGTGCCGATGCGCCAGTTCTTGGTCGAGCACATGGTCACCATGAGCGGTTCCACAGTGCGTCGCGTCACAGTGCCGTGAGCCAGGATCTCTGGCAGGGTGATGTAGGCGTCCTCACCGTGTGGATTGTGAGCCTTGACGAAGATGCGATCCATCACACGCTTGCGCACGGATGTCCAGTAGGAGGTCGCGTTGGCGATCTCGAGAGCTCGCTTGGCCTCAGGCAGGTCGCTGTCGAGACGACCGACCTTCATGTCATCGACGAAATCCTTGGACAGCAGCACACCCACATTGTCCTTCTGGTTCTTGGGGTGGGGGATCTTGGTGAGCTCACCTTCTTCGTTGGTGTAGCACCAGCCCTGTTTCTTGGTGGCTACGATCGGGCTGCCTTCCCACTTCAGCTTGAGCAGCAGGTGGGCGAGCTGGTTCTTCGGCGTGATGCGTCGGTCGGGATCCTTGATGAAGTCCCGATACCAGTTGGGGATGTGGGCGTACTTGCCTTTCACAGTCTTGACATCCCAGTCCAGCTGGTGGAGCCACGGGTCACGGTCTGCCCACGCCTGGGCTTTCTCAGGATTCTGGTCGTAGATCTCACGCCACGCCGCGTAGTGGGTCTCAGCCAGCTCACGGCAGACGTCGCCCATCTCACGGATGTAGCTGTGGTAGGTGTCCTCACAACGCTGGATCCACTTGGTCCAGTCCTCAGGCAGAGGAATCACCGAGCCGTTGAGGTGGTACATGCCACACAGACCCACCATGCTCGGAGTCGAGTCGAGGTACTTTGGCCAGATGGCTTGGAACAGCTCAGCGGTGTAGAACGCGTCCTTGACGGCATAGTCGAGAGCCTCGAAGATGGCGTGGCGGATGACAGCGAGGTCAGGTGCGGTCACGAACAGGTCTCGCACCTCCTTGTCCTCGTAGCCCAGCTTCTTGGCTTCACCACCGAAGAACTTGCGCACCTCGTAGACGTGGAAGTTGTAGCACTCGACCAGGGAGTTGGTGGAACCAGCCTCGAGCCACTTGGGGGCGAAGCGGAGCTTCCGTTTCTCCTCCTCGGTCATCTCCTCAGGTTCCTTTCCCGCAAGAACGTACAGCCAACGCTGACCAGAAGCAAGACCAGAAACCCCGATGTGAGCGGAAAGAGTGTCGAAGTAGAAGTTCTCGGGCTCGGAACGGTCGAGGGAATAGGCTTCGCGAGAACGAACGCGGTCATAAGAGATGTTGTGGCCTGCTACGAACTTGTTCTCCCCGATGGGGATCATGTCGTACTGCGTCCACTCCGACTGCGGGATCGAAGGATCGATAAGTTCCGCCGCAAGCCAGATGTAAGCCGCTTCAGAGGAGAGCGCCGTTCCGATGATAGGGAATGCGCCTCCAACCACGAAGGTCTCAGTGTCAAAGGTGAACGCTTGCTCGAGAGGGTGCGGGACTGTTTCCGTAGTCCACTTGCCATCCTTTCCAAGCGTGTAGCGAGTCCATCCAGGGTTGAGGACAAGGTCGTCAATGCCTGGGATCGGCGGGAGCGTGGCTTGAGCGAAATCATCTGCTGCTTTCTTGTGGTGGCCGATCTGCTCTTCTGCGATCTTCTCGAAGTGTTCCTCGATCGTCACTCCCTTCAGATCGGGAAGGGGGAGTGGCCCGTCGTACATGCCTTCGGCGTGAGAGACAGGGACGGGGACCTTGAACTTCTCCAAAAGAGAAACCGCCCGGTCCAACTGTTTCTGAGTCGGTTCCGGGCGGGGAACTGTGCCGAATAGCTTCCGGTGAACCTCGTCAGAGACCACCGGATAGCCGAGTTCGTTCTTGCGCATGTGCGGCACGTTGAGTTTTGTCATCAAGGGTAGTGTAGCGTGGTTTGGCTTGAGGAAACCCTCTTAGGAGATAGTAACGTTGAACGGTCCGAATCTGCCTTGAGGGCCGGTGACGTAGTAGATGCCGAAGAGACCCAGAGTGTACAACTCACTCTCAGTCGCAGTAAAGGTTGTGACTCCAGTATACTTCCTTGAAGGAGTAAAAGGAGAGATGGCGCTAACCCAGATCTCAAGAGAGCTAACCTGAACTGCTCCACCGTTGTTGAAAGTCGGGAGAGTTAGAGTGCAGTTGTACGTGGTGCCTGTGCCCTTCGTGGCCGTGAAAGCCCAGGGAGTGGTGCCACCGTAAGGAATCGTGGGGTCATTCAAAGGACCGACGATGTTGCTCAGGGCTGTTGCTGAAGAGCCTGTCTTTGGGTTGACAGCGGTCCACTTAATAGCTGTGTAGTTGCCGGACCCGGGGAATGGGGTGTCACTAGGGTCGCCTGGAGGGTCAGATAGGAACTGCTTAGAGTTTGGAACGGCGGAGTTCCGCAGCAGGTAACTTCCCACGCTCGGGTAATTGTTCTGTGTCTGAATTCCTGAAGGGAGCGCACTACCAAGAGAGTTACAGAGAATGTACTCTTTTGTGATCGTGATGGGGTCTGCGCTTCCATCAGTTGCGGTTGAAGCAGAGTACGTCGCTTGAATAGAGTTGTCGTATAGGCCAACTTTCGCGAAGTTCGTGCTTCCAACTGTCAGCTGACCAACTGACGTGAAGTACACCGACGGTGCTGGGACTGGAACGGAGGAAGTGTAAGTGCCTGAGTCTGAACCGGCAGCGTTAGTTACGGTGTAGTCCACCTCGATGAGGAGTCCTACGAAAACGTCCGAGAGGTTGAGAGTGAGACCGCCATTCTGAATCGCAGTCTTTGTTCCACCGGCTTTCACAGTGTACCAAGTCCACGCCTCGGTGTAAGCGGCAGGAATGCCGGCCTGAACGGTTGGCTTGGTGAATGTCGCCACAGTTCCGGGCTGGAACGGGATAGAAGCTGTCGAAGTGACGGTTCCGGGTGCCGTGATTATCGGGCGAGTGCCGCCGATTTTCCAGGTGGGGCTATTTTGAGTGTAGGTGTTCCCCTCGAACGTCACGCTGTAGGTAGCGTAGGCGTCTCTCCCGAACCACGAGGCGAGGATAGTGTAAGGATCGCTCGCAGATGCGCCACCTTGGAGTGTTCTCAGCTGCCCTTGGATCGGAACCGTTCCACCATACGCAGTGTTCTGAGGCTGACTTTGTGGGTACACCAACTGAACACGATCACCCACTTTAGGGGGCGCACCGGGAACAGTAAGGTTGGTGTAGCTACCTTGAGAGGTGAAGGTGAAGAAGTGGCCCGGACGAATTGGGTTGCTCAGACTCAATACACCAAGGGGGTACAGTGGGCTGAAAGCTGTGGTTCCGTAAGCGACGTCTTTCCCAACTTCGGCTTCAGTGAGGGTGTAAGTCGTGTCTCCGATTGTACCTATGCCCACCCAGTTCGGCACGCCAGCCGTTCCGTCATTGCGGTAGAAACGGTTTATGGTCGACGTGATGGCGGGAACAGCATCAAAAACTGCGGGTGTGCCTGTGACGATTGTGCCAGGATAAGCGGTGTCGCCAGTGTAGGAAATCACCGGTTTAGTGACCACATTGAGGTAACCCTCAGCTGGGCCAACTATCTCTGACAGACTTGTTGCGGTGAGGATGCCAATAGTGCCAATGGTCCTGAACGCGAAGCTCTTACCAAAATCAGCAGCCGTTACGGAGAAAGTCGTAGAGTCGGCATAACCCACTGGGATGGGGTTGTTCGGATCAGTGACGTCAACAAAGCCGAATGAGACACTAGGAGGACCATACGACTGAAAGACCGCTGGTGTTCCAGTTAAACCATCTCCGACATAAAGCGGATCCTTGATGCTGATTTTTGAAGGAGACTGAATCACAATCTCACCGCACACAGCAATGGTGTTAGTGAGAGCAAACGATGAGCCGCCCGCGCCGAACACAGTCGTACGCACAGCCACTTCGTCGCCTACAGCGGTAGGTGGAATGACAAAAGTATCGCCACCTAGTTGCCAAACCTCGTCCGAGTTGTTGGCGTTCACCCAAGTAGTGAAGGTGCTGTAATTGGGTTGTTGTGAGAAGATAGTAGCACCGGAGAATGACAAAACATCTCCGGGAACTGGACAGTAGCTTGGGTCCGAGTTAGGAATTGCAATCTCAATGGTTCCGGGATCAGTGATGATCGGAGCCGGAGCGAGACATGGCCCGTAAGGAACGGTTTGTGTGCCAACAGTGCCGACGCTGTTGGAGGCGACGGTTTGAACAACGAGGTTGTAAGCAGCGTCAGCGATCTGAACGGTATAGTTCAGTCCAGTGCCAACGATTAAGGAGGTTCCACCCGGATTGTAACGAATCCAGTTGTATTGAACGGTGATTGGGGCGGTTCCGGTTACAGTGCCGGGAACGAAAGTCAGGGCGGTCCCAACTTCTGGACTGCCGGAGATAGTGCCCGCCGACTCAATCTTCGGATCCGGAGCGTAGACGCCATCCGGATAAGTGGGGCCTTCAACTGTACTGCCTTCGCAGACGTAAGCCGCACCGAATCCCGTGTCGACGTAGGCGACGGGGAGGCGATACAGCGGTTGACCGCCAACAATGGTCCAGCCGATGACTTCTGTTCCGGCTGCCGAGTTGGCATAATTTGGGAATTGAGGGTTTAACATTGATCTAAGGGTTTCCGGTGCGAGGAGTCAATCCCAAGACGCTTCTGGTGCCGGGCAACGTTTCCCGCATTACCGATAAATCCTGTCTTGGTGCATACAAACTGTTTGTTCTGGGCTTTCCTAAGGAGGCCAGACTCAACATTGATTTTCCCTTGCCGTTTTCCTAGGGACTGAATGTGTCCTGACTCAATGTTATTCTTTCCTTGAGACTTCCCGCCTTTGGGAGCCCCAAGTTGTTGGACTCGGAGCATGTGCCCCGTTTTCACGTTGACCAGACCCTGAGTGTGGCCCCCTAGGGCGCACGTGTCGATTCTGCCGAAGTCGGGGGAGGGCTGATTAGCTTTGTTGGCGAAGTGGGGGTTGTCGGCAACTTCAAAGTAGCGGTGAAGGATAACCTCCGCCGCCACTGCTTGCTCCCTTGTAGGGAACTCAGCGATGATGATCTTGTCAGTGGGTTGGAAGGTTGGATCAACGTAACTTCCGAAGTACCCGTCAGTGACGGGATCCTCAGACGACTTGACGCCGATGTACCCACGTCCCCACTCTTCGTAGGAGTAGTAGACGTAATGTTTCATCAATATGCGGGAGGCACGGAGGTGCTACCGGTCGGGATGATCGCTGCGCAACGCAGGTTCGGAGGCATCACCTGAGGAAGCCGGTAGAGAGGATAGCCGTTGGCGTCGTAATTGACGATGCTGGTCCAGGCAGCTGCGTAGTTGGGGTAGTGTGAGTTCAGATTGCTGCCACCCACCTGAGGAGTATCTGGCATTGGGAGGAGCTAGGAGTGCTGGGAGGGTTTTACCCCGGCTCGATGTCCCAGAATGTTTCACCAGGATCTCGGTCGTTCAGGCCCAGATTGAAGTGGTCATTCACCACCTCGAGCTCCGCACGCATGAACTGATTGCACCGCAGGTGGATGCGCAGGCGCCACGTCATGTAGGCCTTCCGGTTGGCTTGTGTGGGATTCTCGACGTACTTCTCGTAAGTTGAGGCGACCTTGTTCACCAGGTCAGGACCGATCTTGGTGTGGGACGCCTTGGGGCTGATGACTCTCATGAGAGGCGTGTCTGTGCTGTGTGTTGGTTGAACTCGCGGATGCGAGTCGAGTCGTAGATCTCGCTGCGATGCTTCTGCAGCAGATCCATCGCGTCGTGGATCTTGGGGAACGCCATCATCCGGTCTGCCGGATTGTTGCGCCACACGTCGATCTCCTCCAGGGAGAACGGCCGGTCGTCTTCCCAGTCGGGGTCTGCCTCGCCGTAGATGAGGGGCAGGGCGTCACGGACCCACCACTCCTGGACTTTTGGTGCGAACTGCTCCCACGCGCCTGGGGTGGTGATGTGGGTCTCGCACTCGCTGCGGATCCACTTGACGAACTCACGACCACGCTGCACCACGATCTCGGCGGTCACTGGGACGTCATCGAGGAGGTAGGCAGGGTCGTCACCGCTCATGACACGGTTGTAGACGGAGGGGAACACCACGCTCTGAGATGCCGCTTCGACGTCTGAAGCCTGGTCGCCGTGTGTGGACCACGAGGTGATGGCGGACAGAATCGCATCGAAGATGGCAATTGTGCGTGCTTTGCCAAGGACGACCTCATTGACAGACGCCTCGGCCTTGGAAGGCTGGTCCTTTTGGAGCTTCTCTATTTCCTTCTCAAGCTTAGCAATCCGCTTCTCATAGTCCTCACGCAACGACTTCTCATACGCGTCAAACTTGGAGATGAACTTGTCGATTCTGCCACTTGAAGAGCCGATCTCTTTGTCCATCGTGTCAATGATGGCATCCAAGGCATTAAGCTTGGATGAGACCTGTTCTACGACGCGGCTCAGGGTGCTTCTGGTCTCATTGACCTTCTGTCGCGTGTTGGCAGTTTTCGTTGCGAGTCGCAGTTGCTCATTCTTCAGAGCCCCTGCAGCGTAGTTTAGATAGTCACGTGAGAGCATCTCAGTCGTTGAACACGGTTGCTTTGAGTTGGTCGGTTGCGATGTCGATCACCTCGATCTTGAACCCAAACATTCTATCAGGGTCTGAGAGCAGGTGGAACGACCCACTGAAGAAGTCTCCGTCATCGGAGCGGAGGTACTGGTTCGAGGGCATTGGTGGGTCGCAGAGCACGATGTCTCCTGCGAACTCCGGCTTGCTCTCCTCGATGGCAGTCACGAGGCGGCGGTACATCGTGGATGTGATCGCCATCTCGTCTTCGTTGGAGATGCCAGCCACGTACTCGCCCTGAGGCCGGAGCTCTGCAGCTGTGCCTGTATCGAGGATCACTTGGATCACGCCAGGTTCGTCGGGCGACTCGCGGAAGCAGGCCTCGGTGGCGTGGAATTCTATCTCGTCTGGTTCTGAGTCGTTGATGTCAGCCTCGATCAGCTCGTAAAAGAGATCCTTGATCGTGGGTGCGTCGGGTCCGCCGATGTGTGCTGCGATCGCGAAGAAGATCTTCGGATTGGCTAGCAAACGATCGACCGGATAGATGATTTCCATGAGTCTCAGTCTCCAGGTCCAGTGTAGTGGGCTGGGGGCCCAGTGAACCACATCGTGGTTTTACCCGCCCCCGAAAAGTGCTTCTCAGCTCTGCGGTTCTCTGAGTTTCCTCGGAGAAGTGGGACACTGAGATCTCACGCGAGCTCATCCAGACTGGCGACCTTGTTGCCCTTTGCACCTGGTCGACCCGCCTTGGCGGTGGCCAGTGTGATCTGCATCGGCTTCTTCCGCTTCGATTTGAACTCCACGGTGTAGCCATCCTCTCCGAAATGCACGAGCTCTGCTCCCTCAGGGAGAGCGCTCTTGCCCTTGCTCGTGGTCTTGCACAGATCCTCACCGCTGAGGGTCAGAGCCTTGAGCTGCCCTTCGAGCTTGAACACCATCAGGTACTTCCTGAGGGAAACCTCCGCCTCCCTCTTGGCCAGCACCACACCCGTGTAGGAGTCGGCGATGGGTCCCTTGAACGTGGCAGGCACCTTCTTGAGGAGACCGTCCTGCGTGAGGAACACCACCTTGTCCTTCTGGTCCAGCACCAGAGCACCGCGTGGTCCCTTGGCTTGGGTCACTGTGCCTTTGCGTTGGTCCACCACCATGAACCGCGGGCGAGCCGTCCTGGGTCCCTGGTCGCGCTTTGCCGCGGTGGATGAGGTTGCCTTCACAAACCCTGCCGGAGGCCCAACCAGGGGCGACCTCCTGCGCTCTCCGTGGCGCTTCGCAAGCTCCTCCATCTGAGCGAGTGCCCACGTCTTCCGTGCGTCCTTGCTCTTCACCAGGTTCTCCAGCTCTGCCACAGTGGAGATGAGTTCCTGCTCCTCAGCGAGGAGTTCCTCACGGTCCAGGCCGGTGAGTTGCCGCAGCTTCATCTCGAGGATGGCTCTGGCTTGGTCCGGTGTGAACTTCAGCGTGCGGGTCGTCACCAGTGTGGTGAGAGCATCCTTCGGTGTGGCCGAAGCGCGGATGATCTTGATGACGGCATCGATCTTGTCGATCGCCTTGAGGAAGCCACGAACGATCTCGAGGCGTGCCTCCTTCAGGTCAAGCTCGTGCTTGAACTTGACTTCCAGGCGACCCAGTCTCCACTCGAACCATCTCTGACAAATGTCAACTGGCGAGAGCTCGACCGGTCGCGTACCGTCAATAACCAGCGTCTTTGCCGAATAGCGAGTGTCAAGATCGGTGGTTGCGAAGAGTTGCTGAGCCAGCTGTTCAGCGTCCACACCGGGCTTCGCAACAACACTGACACGGTCTCCGGAGAGATCAGACTCATCGATGACTTCTGCGATTCCGTCGATTCGCCCCTTCTCGAGGGCTTCCTTGATCTGTTCACCCAGTTTTTCAGGGTTGATCCGAGGCGGTAGGTTTGTAAACGTGACCACTCCTCGATCCTTCGCCCGACCCTCACGCTTCTGCGTAGAGACCTCGTAGCGTGCTCGACAGCGAATGCTGCCGCTACCAGTCTGAGTGTAAGTAAGTAGATTCTCATCCTGAACGATCTCGCATCCTGTGGGGAAGTCAGGGAGCAGGAGTTCCCGCGCTTTCTTGATGTTTCCAGTCGCAGCGAGCGTGGTTGCCTTCACGACGTCACGCAGGTTGTGCGGTGCGAGCGTTGTGGCGAAGCCCACTGCGATGCCAGCGTCTCCGTTGAGGAGGATCGAAGGCACTGCAGTGTTGAAGCGCGCAGCCTCCTGACGAGAACCGTCGTAGTTCGGTCGTGTGTCCCACGTGGCACGGTCCTGAAGCAGCAGTTCCACTGCTGAGGGACGGAGCTTCGCCTCCGTGTAGCGCTCAGCTGCAGGTCCATCGACGGAGGAACCGAAGTTGCCATGGCCGTTCACCCACGGAACGTTGTTGTTCCACTCGGTGGCCATGTTGACCAGAGTGCCGTAGCAACTGCCTTGTGGGTGGTAGTAGGCGAGTGTGAGGCCGGTGACGCGAGCGCACTTGACGAACTTCTTCTCAGGGGTGAGACCCTCCTCGATCATCGTCTGGAGGATTCTCCTCGCCGCAGGCTTCAGGCCGTCGTAGAGGTCAGGGATCGCTCGGCCGAGGAGCACGGCCATCGCGTAGTCGCCGTAGTCCTCCTTCATCTGGTTGGCCAGATTGACTGGCACCACGTTCTCTTTCACGCTTCGTTTCGGCATGTGTGTGTTTGGAGTGTAGTGGTCACTCGGTGACGGTCACCTCAGTCTTTCACACCAGAGGCGATCATGTGGCGAGCCGCGACGGTGACTCCGAGGAGAGCCAGACCGAGAGGAGCGGTGCAAGCTGCTCCACAGTACAGAGCGAGGGCACCGAGGCCGACTTGTGCGCCGATCAAGTCGTCCGCTTCCTTGAGCTGCTTGCCGGTGCGAACGGCCTCAGCCATCTGACGTTGAGTCAGAGGCCGACCCACGGCGGGGGCGGCAGCGGTGCGGTTGAACTGGATCTGCTGTGTGGTCTCGACTTTCTCGACCTTTGGAGCGCGTCCTGCGTTCCAGTGGGCTTCGAACTCAGCGAAAGCGGCGTTGGTGTCCATTGTGGTTTAGTGGAGGATGACTTTGGAGACAGTGACTTGATCGTAGACAGGATCGCCGGCGAAGCAGGCGTCATCATCATCTTCGACCATGGCCCTCAGCGTTGCAGCCTTGAGCTCAGCATCCGCCTCGTTGGCGTAGGCGGAGTGGAACACGAGGTCGTCGTAGTAGTCAGAACCACGAGCCTCGACGATGTAGATGTGAGTCATGATCAAGCGAGGGTCCAGAGTTGTTCGCCTTTGGCAGTGAGAGCCCAGAACTCGCTCTGCTTCATGCCCCAGACGGCACCCCAGCGGCGAGCGATGTGGCCACGCTCCTGCAGGGAGCGGAGTTGTTTCTCGGTCATCTCGTCAAGGTTGAGGATGCCGAGAGTAGCGTTGGTTTGCATGGTGGGTGTTTTGCTCATGTAGTAATCATACAGCAGAAAAGGGCCCCTTTCGGAGCCCTTGTGCCACTTCTTCAACTGTCACATCATGATCTGCCCAGAATGTTGCGTTCTATCTCCTCCATGAATGCAGGCACAGGCAGGAGGTTGGTTTCGCACGGAATTGCGAATTTCCAGTGGCGGTTGCCGTCCCTGCGCAGCAGATCCATGTCCGCGTGCTCGTAGAGGCGTGAGGTGAGCACGTCATCGAAGCGACGGCTGAGGAAGTTGTTCTCCTCCTTCGAGACGCGAACGGTCTTGCACAGCTCGGTGTAGATCGCGGGGAAGAGCTCGTCGTCGACCAGCTCAGGACGCTCCACGAAGACCTTGAAGAAGGCCTCGGGGCGGTAGAAGTGGTCACGTGTCTTCGGCTTCACGAGCGAATCCGCAGTGCAGAGTCCTGTATCGATCTTGATCTCGTGGAAGTGCAGGTAGAAGTCCCGCTTGGCCCCGCCGTAGTCCAAGATCGAGTGATTCAGGTTCACACGCAGCACGTCACGGAAGCGCTCCATGCGAGCGGTCAGATCGGGCGTTTTCTTCATGCGAAAAAGCCCCCTTGCGGGGGCGGTATGGATTGCGGAGAGGATCAGAGGCCGGCGAGGCGGTCCAGAGCGGCTTGACGGCGGTCAGCCTTGACCTGCTCCTTGTAGTTCTTGACGACTTCCTCGAGGTTCCGAACCATCTGCTTGCCGAGGCCGGCAGCGGGAGTCATGGAACCGGTGCGGCCCTTGCCGCAGGCAACCTCACCAGCGCCATGCTTGGGGGCGCGGTTGGGGAGCTTGGTGATGACGGTCATGGTTTGAAGTGTGGTTTGTGAAAGGTGAGGGTCTCATCCCTCATGTACCTAATATACGACCTCAGCGAGGCCAGTGACACAGGCCTTGTGCTACTTCTCCAACCGTCACACTAGTTGACCGCCACCTTGATGGCGTCGTGAGGCTGGTAGTTGGAGATGCCGAGGTCATCCAGCTGCACGTCATCCCAGCTCGTGTACTCACGCTGGTTCAGGAGGAGACGACACTCTGGGCGGGACTCACGAGCGATCAGCTCCTCAGCGATGTCGTAGCAGTTCTTGTAGATGTGGGAGTTGGAGGATGGCATGTAGACGTAGCGTGGCTCGAAGCCAGTCATCTTGGCCATCACCGTCAGGATGATCGCGTAGCGTGCGATGTCCAGAGGGAAGCCCACGATCATGTCGTTGGACCGTGCCGGAACCATGAGGTCGAGCTCATCACCGCTTGGTGTGAACTGCATCGCCAGATGGCACGGCGGACACCCCACATTCATCGCAGTGGGATTGGTCGTGATGACGGTGCCGTGACGTGAGTTTGGAGTGTCAGCGAGGAGAGCACGGACACGCTCAAGCTGGTCAACGGCACCCACGGTCACAAGAGTCTCATTTGGAACCTCAGAGCCTGCCCGTGAGGCAGGCCACTTGCGCCATTGACGATTGTAGGCGGAAGCACCGAGCTCGCCGTCATCATCAGCAAGGAAGTCCCAGAAGTGGCGAGCAGGGCCGAGGGCTTCGACGTTCTGTGAGAGACCGATGTCAAACAGGAACTCACGAACGAGATTCTTGAACGGCATCTTGCGAAGCCGAGTCAGAGGGAAGCCGCACTGGAGGTCGACACGGACAGACGCACCGAACGTGGACTTGGTCTCACCATTCCGACCGACGAAGCCCTCACCGTAGTCCATCAGTTTCGTGATGTAGGCGCGGTAGATGTCATCCCAGTTGTTGCTGGTGATGATGGTGTCGTTGAAGACGAAGTTGTGACTCAATTGATTTCCTCCAGATAGAACATGATCTCTTCTACGGCATCGGACGTGAACTCACCAGCATCAACCCAGATGGTGGGGAATGCAGTGATATTCTCAGTGAAGTCACGAATCCGCTGGTAGTATAGCTCGTGCTCTCTCATTCGTGCGATGTAGAGATCACGCTTGGCCCAGTCGGCTGCGTTGGGGTGGAGCAGGTCGATCTCAGCGAGGTGGTGCTTCGCCGACCAGTGCCAAGGGCGGTGGTAGACGACGTGGACCGTCTTGAAGGTGTCGGAGCAGCGCATGAGCTCGATCTCGAGATCCACGATGTGGCTCAGGTGACCGGCGTTTCCACGGCGGTGCGTCTCAAACACCATCGAGCACGGGTAGGAACGGTCAAAGAGGCAGAGCTCCTTCCCACCACGAACCCACTCTTGAATCTTGTCGCGATTGATGTCGTAAGGGTCATCTTGGTCTAGAGGTGGTTCGGCGAGGTGGATCACGTCCACTCGCTTATCCCCACGCATCTTGAGGATGGTGTCGCAGAGTGTGGACTTCCCCACACGGTCAGGACCGGAAATGATGACGAGCTTGCGTGTCATGTGGTGAGGGGCGTCTGTGGATAGTATAACGGCCGCCCCCAAGTGGAAGCGGCCGATGTGCCAGTTTTTCAACCGGCATGGATTTTCATCCTGAGTGAACTACGGAGAATCGTGAAAAAGCCAGTTGGGGTCATGGCGTCTGTAGAACTCAGGTGAGAGGTGGACCGACTGAGGCTTCTCCATCCTTTCGGCGGCGTAGGTCTCAGGGTCCATAAGCAACCAGTCTTTCGGGTAGCTTATCCTCATCATATCATGATCCCTCATGAACTGGCGGATCTCCAGGACGAGATCGGCGCGCTCCTGAGGAGAACCCCAGAACGGTTGGCCCTTGTACCAGCCACTCTTCGGCAGTTTTCTTGCGGCCCACTCCACAGGCCACGGCGAGGCGTACTCGACCGTGATGCCGAGACTGTCGCCGAACTCCTTCCACGCCAGGTAGAGTGCCTTCCAGTCTGTGGGAACACGGCAGAGGTGGTGACGCACGTCGATGTTGCCGAACACCATCGTGATGCCGATGATTTGTGGGCACTTCTCGAGGTGCTCCCTCACGTAGGCGAAATCGTCCTTGACCTGACCGAACAGAGTCTTGCCATTCTCCTTCACCACCATGCTGCCGTAGGACGCCCACGCCGCCGTGTGACTATCGCCGATGGTCAACCACGGTAGTTCCAGATCGGTGGACCTAACCGTCTTGGCCTTGGCCTGCCACTCAGCCAGGGGCTCCAGGATGTCACGAGGCACATCCTTCCTTGACGCCAGCATCTTGGCGTAGTCTGGCATGTCGATGTCGAGGGACCACACCTTCTCGGCGAGCAGCGCATTCCTGATCCTGAGGTCGAGCTTCTCGTCGTAGCCTCCAAACAGGTTCAAGCCGCCCCCGAAGTTCACGCCGTGATCGACGTAGATTTCCTTGAGCGGCTCGTTGTCGTGGTTGATGTCGAGGTTGAGGTTCTCAGCCCACGTTCTCGACCACCCGTACGTGTGGGAGGACTTCTTCTTTGTGAGCTTTTGGAAGACGCCTGTAATCTGAGGTGTCTCCCCAGTCTCGGAAGCTGCTGACTCGGTCATAGATGGTCTCGTCGTTGAGTGTGGGACTCTGGCCGACGTTCCAGAACAGGATGTCACGACCAGTGTTCTTAGGGATGTAGCGCCAAGCTTTCGCGTCGTAGGTGAGAACTGAGGGGAACGGCGGGTGGTCTTCAACCTTGACCGCCTTCGTGAAGGGCTCGGGAGCGGAGATGATGTCGGCACGACCGATCTCTCCGGATTTCATGTTGCGAGCGACCGCCACAGCGTGGAACTTGGCGTTGGGCCAAGCGATCTGGAGTGCCCTGGTGAGAACCCCGGTCGAAACCACGGTCCAAACCTCCTCTGGCTCCGGGATCTTGAGCGCGGCATTGATGAGACCTGCGGTCACAAGCTCGTGCTTCAGACCGAGAGGAACGAAGTAGTGGCCGAACTCCTCAGCCCACTTCTTGGCGTAGCTGTTGAGTACAGGCATCGCTGCGATCCGGAAGAACCGAGCGTCGGCTCCACGCTCGATGCAACACGCTTGGTGGTGGGAGATCCGCTTTGAGGACGGCATGAAGAGGGTCAGGTCCTTGCCTCGACGTTTGCACACATCGAGCAGGCTCACACCGGCCAGACCGGTGCGTGGCTGGACGTACACAAGACGCTTCTCAGGGATGCGGGAAGCGAGTAGATCGCCCCCTCGAATCTTGGTGCCCACACTGAGATCGTCCCTCACCACTCTGACGCCGTCGTGAACGGTGATGACCGGGTCCGGGTATGGGCTGACGTAGTCACCGATCAGGTCGAGGTAGTAGTTGAGGGACTTCCCGTTCAGGAGATCGTTGTTGACGTTGTCAATGACGTGGTTGTCGTGAGACATCTGGCTTTCTCCTGGTACTCTTCGACGGTGAGATTGGCTTGCTTGAGGATAGCGTCGTCGGATGGATGGTAAGCCAGCTCGTTGAATGAACTCACCAGTCCCAGGTCCAACATCGCCTTCTGACGACCGAAAGGGTGGTCCGTGATGGAGGATGAGTTCCAGATCACGTCGCGATCGAGGTGGTCGTAGTGGCTGCCGGGCTTGATGTAGTTCTCGACGTAGCGGATGTAGTCGCAGCAGACATCTTCCGCGTTGTAGGGCAGTGAGCCGGTCTCACGGTAGATCTCAAACATCACCTCGTCGAGGAAGGCCTCCTTAGGCATCTTCGTCTTGGGCTTGGCAAGATAGGAGATACACTCGATGGCGTTGGTCCCGTAGTAGAACGGGCTCTCACGGTCGACGTACTCTGGGAACCAGTCGGCGATGTCTGCGATGAAGGCCGCGTACTGGAACTTGTACTTCCTCAGTCCTTGCCTGACATTCCAGTCGAAAAGCCAGTCGCCCATCTCACGGAACTTCTTCGGCTTGCCTGTCCGAACCCAGTTGCAGAACTCACGGGCGATACACGGTGCGAAGTCACAGAGGTAGTAGTCACCGCCTCGTTTGTAGCCCTCAGGTGGCTTGGGGAACGCCGGAAACTGGTAGCCCACACTGGTGTAGAACGGCTTGTTGTGAGTCTTCACGACTTCCGTCATCTCCTCGATGTTGTCGCACTCGTGGAGGTGGAAGAGCAGAGTGTTGTGGTAGCCGGAAGGAATCTTGGCGTAGTTGATCGCGGAGCCAGTCACACGGTGGAGAAGCAGGAGGTAGAACCAGTCCTCCTCCTCAAGCTCCTTGTTCGTCCAGTTTGTGGCGACTTCACGGCGCTGGTCAGTGACGAAGCCGGCCTCCATCTTCTCGCAGTATGGGTGGGAGTCCGTCCAACCGTAGAAGATGTCGTTGACGATCTGACTGAAGCCAGCGTACTTCCGCTCGACCACGTCGTAGAGCTCAACATTCTCCATGAGGGAATCCCCCACACCCGACTGGGCGTGAGGGACCGTTCCGAGATTGCATAGCTCCTGCTGCTTCTCGGCCTTCTTGTAGTACTCGAGGAAGTCCTCGAAGTACCGTGTGCGTTCGATGGTGGCGCTCATTCGCGGTCGTAGTGTGCAGACTTGCAGTTGCCAGAGAGTTCGGCTGCGGGGTCTTGAGGCGCGGCCTCAGTGCCGTTCGTGATATGATCCTTGCGCTTGGAGTTGTAGGCCAGCTTCTGTGCGGCTGCCTCAGCGAACTCCTCACCGCTCACGCCGGCGTAGGCAAGAACCGCGCGGTGGAAGAGCAGGATATCAAAAAGTTCGGCGATGAACTCCTTGCGAAGCTTCTCGTTGTCCAGGAACGAGGGTTCGCCGATCTTCCAAGTGCGGCGAGGCACGTACACTCGTGCTTCGATTGTCTCCTCGATGAGGTGGCCCAGGTGCTCGATGACCTTGGCGTGAACCTCGTCACGTGTGAGGTCGTCTAGCGGACCAGGAATTCCTGCGGCCTTGGCGTACTTCTGCTGGGACTCCCAGCCATCGTTGACGAACTTGGCGTAGTCGAAATCCATGTGGTGGGTGTGTTGTGGTAGTAGTATAGCGGACTCAGCGGTCCGGTGCGTAAGCCTTGAGCAATTTCTGAAGGTAGCCTGGAGGCTGGCCCTCAGCGTCTTTCCTTAGTGCGGAGACGTCAGCTGGCGAGAGCTTTTCGCCCCAACGCAGCTTTAGAAGGGCTCTCTGGGCTCCAACGGTGGGATAATCACCCCTACCACCTTTGCCAGTCCTTAGTCTGTAACCGCCTCTTGTAGAAGCCTTGTAGAGCAGCTTAAGCTCTTCACCCTTGGCTGTGGTGAGTAGTGAAGCTCTCTCCTCACGAGGGAGGATGGGCAACTCGGCTTTGTAGGCTTTGACTTCCCGCTGCTTCCGAGCGGCATTACTCTCGCCTTCGATGTGGAGACGCTTGACTTCGTCGTTGCTCATCCTAGCGTTATCACGAAACGCTTTGGACAGGCTGGCGTTCAGTACGGCCTCGGTTTGTTTTTGATCGGAGCCTCTCAGAGATGCCGAGATGCTTCTCTCCACGTCTCCCTTCCTCTGGTTGGCAGGGATCGATAGCAATTGCCAGTTGGAGGGCTCGTCCTTCCCTCCCATGCTGAGAGGGATCTTATGGTCGAGTTGTAGTTCCCCTTTCCAGTCCCTGTGGACTCCTGTCACGTCTCTCGAGTCGTGATCGATGATGAACTTGAGAACGGCCTCACCACGCTCTGCTCTAGATGCCCAACCGTGCTCCTTAAGAGTCCCTTCGCGCGGCTCACCCTTGGAAGCAGCTTTTGAGATCGCGCTGGCATCCACCAGTTTGCGAATCGAATCCAGTGGTACATCACGAATAGGCTTGGCCGACTTGCCCGATTCAAAGAACTCGGCGTATTTGGCCGCTTCATCAGGCGGCATCAGCCCCGCATGCTTAGTCTTCTTTGGCTGTTTGCCTTGACTCTCTCCGATCTTACGCACGAGACGCACGAGAGACTCATCCCCAAGCTCACGAATCTGAGCCTCCTGGTTAGGGGTCATGACGATCTTTTTCTTGAGTTGGTTGACGATTGAATCACGCGTGGCCTCCTTTCCTTTACGGCAGGTGCCCGCAGTACCGTAGTATGAGCCGTCGTCACGCTGGCAGAGTCTGAAATCAAATGTATCGACGCACTCGGTGAAGTCCCAATCACCGAGCCATCTACTCATTTCAGATTGGTAGTCGCGAAGCGAATCGGCGCTGAACCCGCCCAGCATGTCAACCACATTTAGCGTGACGAGTCTTACCCGACCTGGAATAGCTCCATGGTGTTGTGGTTGAAGCCAGTCAGCTTCCCACTGAAGAAAGCGCCGCTGTCAAGGTTGACGCGGTTGTCGGTCACCTCGATCTTGCCGGGCTCGTCGAAGTCCGGCGTGTGGCCATGAACGACAAGGTCGACGCTTTTCACGCCTTTTGCGCCCTGCATGAGAAACGGCTGGCGGATCCAGGTCATGTCACTGGCCGTCTGCTGCTCGAGAGGGACGAATGGCCTCAGGCCGGCATGAACAAAGACTGTGCTGCCCACACGCTTGAAGAGTGGGAGTTTGCGGATCCACTCCGCGTGGGGGCGCATCTCCTCGAGGGAATCGATCGCCCCGCCATTGTGGACCCACAAGTTGAAACTCCCGGACCAGTCAAATGGATTACTGTCCACAGCATCCAGGAACATCTGCTCGTGGTTGCCACGCAGAACGTCGACACTGGCGAGACCGTACTGCAGTGGGTCATCCATCAGGGACTTCACCACGTTGAGGACACGCACGTCGTCGCCCTTCTTCTGAGCGCGGTCGATGAGGTCGCCGAGGAACAGGAGGTGGACGCCGGTGCCGCGAAGCTTGCCGACAAGCTCCCAGACCAAGTCAACACGACCGTGGACATCGCCAACGGCCACAAGGTCGCCAGGGCTGAAATTGAGTTGGTTGTTAAGTGTAGGTTTCATGGATCTACTCCAGTAGCTCTATCATACCAAAAATGGGGAGCCGAAGCTCCCCGAGTGGTCAGTTTACGAACTGTCACACTAGTCAGGTCGCCCCTCATCAGGACGACGTTTGAACCAGTTGTACAGGTCTTCGGGGTTTTGAGGTCCAACAAGGTGGTTAGAGGGGTCCGGGTCACCCAAGTCCATGGCGTTCATGAACTCATCGAGTGACCCGGCCTCACTCTTTCCCTGGATGGCTGTCCTCCTCGCTTTCCGGAGAATTGTGGCGGCCGACTGGTTGTGGTCAGCCCACTTCTGGATGAACGTCATTTCCGAGAGGCTGACTTCGCCGCCATTGGCGATGCGATCAGCGATGAATTCGAGACGTAGGCGAACGTCGGTGGACAGCATGAACCCTCTTATCAGTAGATTGGGCAATTCTGCTTGGTTACGAGGCGTACCTCACGGATCAACTCAACCTTCTGCTCATGTGTGAGACTGGGATGAATGCGGATCCGAGAGATGATGAAGTTGGCCTGCAGACAGGTCAGCAAAAGCGCTTCGATCACAGACTTAAACCCTACTTATCGTCTTCCTTGGGAAGATGGAGCGATTTCTGAAGCTCTTCAGCGATGCGCCAGGCTCGGCGGTTGATCGCGTAGCGTGTCCACGGGGCTTCCGGGTGCATGCGGATCATCCAAATTGCCCTTTGAACGTTCAGTCCAAGACGCTTGGTCTGAAGAACCAGATACGGAGCGACGTTCTCATCTGAGACGAAGACATAAGCCAGGACCGCACTGGTCAGCCATATGTAGGGATTCAACATGAGTGTCGCTCCTTGAGGGTGGGTTTTACCCGTTTACTGATTCTCTAAACTTCTTCAGAAGCTCAGTGAACTCGGTGGATATAGGCGTAGGTAGAGTCCCGCTGTCCCGCATCCCAAGCAGTTCCGAAGTCTCGGAACCGTCCGCTAGGATCGAGATCAGGGTCGACCGGATCGACAGGCGTTCCGCCAGGGATAACTCGCGTCGCATAAAGTTGAGCCTGAGCACGCTTCTTAGCAAGCTCTTCAGCGAGGAACTTCTTGAGCCTGGGATCGGTCGTCTTTTCGTACGCTTCCTGGAGGCGCGCAACCGCCTCCTCACGCTTCGGGATGCGAAGGTCATCCTTGCTCAGAATCTCTTTTGTGAGGTCGAGGGACCCAGGGCGACCCTGGACTTTGGCTCGTCCGAAGTTGCCTGTGTGGGTCCCTGTGGTGCGAAGTCCGTGGTTTGACATGGTGGTTTGTGAGGGAGTGGGCTCAGTCTTGGGCGATGGGCGCTTCAGGAGCGTCACCGGCGATAGGAACCGGAGCTTCCACTTCGATGTTGAAGTAGGCACTCAGGGTGTCAAACATCGGAGCATCGTCGCGGATGACCAGACCCAGACCGTCCAGTACAGTTGCGACAGCTTCAACGGTGGTCAGGGTTTCGGCGTTCAGCTTGTAGGCTTTCATTCGAATTCGAGGGTTTTGTTGGACTTGAGAGGCGGAGTATGGTACTTCGCCGGCTGACAGGTGGTGGTCATAGTGTGGACTGATGAGCGCACCTGCTCAGCCATTATACGATAACCAGTCCCCACGTACACCTGGCCGCCGACCACGGCGACGGCCATAGCGCCCCAGAAGTAGTAGTACCACTGGGACTTCACTTGATGTCTCATACGGCGTAAAGCATATTGGATAGCTGACCGGCATTGAGGTTGCTGCCGGTGTAGACGGCCTCTAGAGCCCCTTTGTTGAAGATGCCCAGACCACCATCCACGGAGCCGACGGTGAAGCCACCACGGGTTGCGCCTTGGATGTAGATGCGGTCGCCGCGGTTCAACTCACGAATGATGTCAGCTGTGTCGTCGGACTGCATGTACAGCTGGTCCTTACCAGCACCACCATCGAAGGTGTTGAGGCCAGCCCCACCGTACAGCTTGTCGTTGCCAGCGTCACCTTGGAGGGTGTCGCCACCAGCGCCGCCAGTGAGCGCGTCGCTGCCACCACCACCAGCGAGCAAGTCGTTGGCTGAGGTTCCAGTGAGTCTGTCACGGGAGGCCGTGCCGTTGAAGGTCCGGTTGGTTGTGATGGATGTAGTCGTGTAGTTGTAGTTGACAGAGTTGTCCGTGTACACGAAGTTCTTGGTGGAATTATCCGTGAAGTTGACGGTGCCGTAGTTGACGAAGTTGTTGTTTCCGCTGATGACGAGCCCAGGAGTGGTTGGGATAGAGCCGGAGGGAGTCACCACCGAGTCGGTCGGTGTAGTGGGTGATGTGCCACCGTAGGTGACGTCGAAGTCAACATCAAGTCCCATCGCCGCAACCTCAGCGGTTTGGTAGTACTTCATGTTGCCCACTTGGTCAACGACCAGCAGAGTCTCCACAGTCCATGTGCCAGCCTCGCTGTAAGGTGCAATACGAGCTGTGCCAGCGTAAACTCCGTCGGTCGGTGTGCCGTCAATCAGCTGATAGCCTGCCAGCATCACGTCAACGAACTGATTGCCTGAAGGGCTGCGAAAGCGGATCTGTGTCGGGCTAGATGTGTAGCCTTCTCCAGCGTTTCCTGACAGGTCGTCGGTGATGTGCGCGGTGACTTGGAGGACACCGGCGCTGTTGCCGACCAGATTGACCGTCTGCTTGTTGAAAGTCCACGACTGAACCACGGGGACAGTGGTATCGCCGGCGTTAGGTACGAATGCCATGATTAGTTGGTTGCTTTGAGTGCTTTGAGGATTTTCTTGAAACGAGCTTCCTTGAGGAAGGAGCCGAACTCCGACTGCTCGAAGACCGAGCGGACAACGCCCTCAGTGGGGCGCGAGTTCGCAAACCATTTTACATCGAGATCGTCCACCATGGTCGTCAGACGCAGGTTGGCGAGGAAGTCACCGGCGCGATCCTTGACCTTGGGGTGGAGACAGACACAGTCTGCAGTGGAGAGGCCGTCGTGAGGCCTCGACTCGGCGACGATGAGCGCGGCGGTCTTAGCGCCGATGCCCTTCAGTCCAGAGATGTTGTCGCTGGAGTCACCGGCTAGGGCTTTGAAGACCGGCACATCTTCTGGGTTGACGCCGTAGATCCGGCGCACACCGTCTGGATCAACTCGTTCAACCTTCTTTGCTGAGTTGAAGAGGATGACAGTGACTCGGTCGTCAACGCAAGCGAGCAGATCGCGATCGCAAGTGAGGATGTCAACGCCAGAAAAACCAACGGATCTCTTCGCCACGGATGCGATGACGTCGTCTGCTTCGACGCCTTGGATTGAGATTGGGTTGAACCCGAGGTAGAAGAGGATGTCCTCCTTGAGGAGGGTGATGTCCGACTTGAAGGAATCGTCGGAAGGTCCACGGTTTGCCTTGTAGTCGGCGTCCTCCTTCTTGCGGAAGTTGCCGCCTGCGTCGAAGACGGGGAGGACGGCGTCGTAGTCTTCTTTCTCGAGGATCGAGAAGAGCGTATTGAGGACGCCGTAGGTTCCCGTGACAGGCTGGCCCCAGCTTGTGGTGAGCTCGCCTGCTCCCCGTTTGAGGGCGTTTCGGGACCTGTGGAAGAGGGCATTTCCGTCGATTAGGAGGAGTTTGCGTTGCATCACTTGTTGAGGAAGAGCACGACCACAGCGCCGATCAGGATGAACGGCATCAAGGCGTGCAGAGGGATGATGGGGAGAATAGGGAGGACAAAGGCCAGGAGGAAGAGTCCGACGATCCAGTGCATCAGAGTAGTGATCTCATGTGACCAATATACAGCGCCACAGGCTCAGGTTTGAAGCCTTGTGCCACTTTTCAGACCGTCACATCTCATGGTAGCCGATGATGACTCCTCCAGCCGCTCGGATGGCGTCCAGGTGGGCCTTCCCCCACGGGATGATCCGCCACTCGGTGCGGCCACCCTTCCACAGGACATGGACGTTGATGTACCTCAT